CCTTCCCTTCCGTGAGGATTCCCTCGGGGATCTGACGTGCAGTAAGGCGGTGACCTTCCGCGTTCGAGCCTTCCGGATCCAGAGAGACGACCAGCAGGGTCGCCACGAGCAATTTCGACATAGATTTCTCCTCGCCTTAGGCTCTACGGCCGGAGGCTAGTAGTTAGGATTCATTGCCATCAGGCCGCATAGGGCCACGGTTATCACGAACACGAGCAGGCCTAGGAGCATCAGCCCACATCCTAGCTTCTGCAGGAATCCGAATACTCCCATCGCGGCCATCCCTCCTAAGCTCGACAAGAGCCTTCGCCAGGGCGTTAATAACCTGCTCTTGGCAGATCTCGAGTCTCCTGCCAAGCTTGCGACGATCGAAGGGTAGGAAGTGCAGATGGAGTAACTCGTGGACGAGTTGCTCTTCTATGTCGTAAGGTTTTGTCGTATGCTTTAGCCTGTGACTAGGCTCCAGGATACGAATAGTTGCCAGACGAGCTTCTTCCAGGTACTCTACCTGCGCTCCCTGCCCTCTATGGTCAAGTTCGCCAAGAGGTACGTATTCCACCTCCACGGTCCAATCCTGGAGTGCTATCCGTGCTTGCCACCACCAGCAGAGAGCTTGCACGCCCTCCAAGTCAGGGCGGTTCTCGGCGGTAGCCCGAACTCTCTCTGGAGAAGAGGGACGCTCCGGCTCAGGCGTCGAGGAATGGACCTCTAGTAGATCCTGGGCGGGGAGTCGGCTCCGAACCTTCCTCCGAGCGAATGACAGCCGGTCGGACCATGACGTAACGATCTGAGCTCCCCGTCGCCACATAGAAGCCTTCCTTTCCGTGGTGGTTCAGGTGCTCTTCTAGGATGGCACCTTCTCGGTGTGGGCAATTCGGGTCAGCGCAGCCCCACCGATCGTGAATTCCGAAGATGACGCGGTGTTCTTGGTGTAGTTTCACTTCTGGTACCTTCGATGTCCTCTTGGTGTTAGGGACTTACCTCTGCGCTCGGACCGGCTGGGCATCTTGGATCCGTCCAGAACCGGGTCGACGGAATGGAGGGGATTAATTGCAAGCCTCCCATCCAGCTTGTCGTAGATTTCCTGGGGTACGGCAGCCGACTCCGTTTCTACGAATAGGATCTGGCGAGGGATTTTATGCGTCTCCCGCTCGACCAGGGTTACCTCGTTCTCCGCACGCGGCGAGACCCGGACCAGTCCGCGCTGGATCAGGCGGTTGAAGGCGGTGACGAGGGTCAGCCTGGAGTAGATCTTCTTCTCCGGGATGTCCTCCTTCTCGTCCACGACGATACCCGCCTTGTCGCAGACCCGCTTAGTGGATGGGGAGCGTCCCAGCTGACGCATGGCGTCGATCAGCATTCCCTCCAAAGCCTCCTCTGGAGAAGAGGTTCGCCCCTCGACCATTGCTGCGCTCAGCCTAGCGGTTATCTCCTCTTCAGGGAGTGGCTCCTCAACGAGACGCTGCTTCACCCGCTTCAGCTCGGCCATGCCTGCCGCCAGCTCCGGGCAGAGCTTTACTCGGTGCGCTTCCATCCATTCTTCGTCCTCGAAGGATTCAGGCTTCACGCCCCGAGCGATTAGCTTCTGTACGTCGTTAGGGTAGAGGACCACGTAGGGCAACTCAGGGTTATCGCCATTGTCTCGCAATCTCTCTCTCATTGCGACGATGTCCCCGTAAGGGTCTGAGCCGTAGTTCCAGCGATTGTCCGCTTCCGAGACTCTCTCGCTGAGCGCGTTATTCGCTTTCGCCTCTGCGGCGTCAGCGAGCTTACTGGTCAGAGTGTTGTCGGGGTTCACTGCTCAATCTCCTCGTACTTCCGTTCGAAGATGTCGGGCTTACAGGGGTAGTAGTGCTCGCCATCTCCTTCGGGGATGATGTAGTCGCCTTCCACAAGGCGAACGGCCTGCTCCTGATGGAGAGTGTGGACGTGAGGGGCAGATCCGCACTCGTCTGAGGAGCATTGGCAGACGCCTCGCATACTTCCGGCGTCTTCTCCCTCGTACTGCTCCGCTTCAATCTCTACCGGCTTGGACCGGTATCTCTTAACCATTAATCCGCTCTCCTTTGGCGTTGTAGCGTGGGATTACCTCGTCTTGGGCGAGTCCCTCGCGGATGATCACCTCGGCGTCTATGATCGGTTCTCCGGTCCGCTCATAGATCTCTATGGCTTCCTGACGTCCCTCTACCCCAGGAGGAAGAAGGCTCGCTCGGGCACCGTGAACCGTCTTATTGTAGTAGCGGTGAATCGCTTCCATCGCCATCTGCTGCTCGACGGGGTCCTTCATACACTCCAGGATCAGGTTGATGATGTGGTCGATTACCTGCAAGGCGTTCCCTGCAGTAATCGCCTCCGCATCCATCTGGTCCTTCTTGCGTTCCACCTCCACGAGCCGGGTGCGGTGCTGCTGTGCGGCCTGGAGGTCGTTCCAGGTTTCTCGGTAATTCCTCTCACTGGAAGAAAGCTTCTTGAGAGCTTCGAGCCGCTTCTTGAGGTTGCGGTAAGTGATGAGAGGGTCTGGGTTCTCGAAGTCCTCCTCCATCCGCGCCACCAGGACTTCTAGGCGAGCCACCGTGCGGTCAGAGAGTTGCTCCGCGAGTTGACTGGAGAGTTCTTCGATCCGAGCGTCCCAGATGGCAATGTCTGGGCGCATGCTGAGAATGTCCTCGGCGTGCATCGCTCGGAACGCTCCCTCCGCAATGCGGCTGGGGAGCAGACTGTAGCGTCCGCCGAGAGTTGCTGCTGGAGCATCGGCTCCTATGAGTTGCGTTCCGCCATGCAAGTTGCACCTTCCGTTCATTTTCACGTCTGTACGTCTACAACGAATGCCGTTGTTGTTGGGTCCGTTGCAGACCGCGATTCCCCAACGATTGTAGGCGTAGACGACCTGACCGTTGGGGCGTATATGTAAGTAGCGGTCCCCGACAGTGGCGATTCGGTAAGTGCCTCGCCTCTCCCTCAACCAGGACGCTCCACCTTCGCTGGGTTTGGTGGGTCCTACTCCGGGACCGCTACGATCTGTCCACTTCTGTTCTGAACTCGGCTGAGTACCCATACTGTTGTTAGGTTCCTCCCACAACGCAAATAGACCTGCTAATTCAGTCTCTGGTAGGTTGCTGCTTGCTTGGTCAGCTTAAATTGGGTCGATTTGCGTTGCTTAACAAGCTTTTGCCCCAACAACGTGAATTTGCGTCATTTTACGCATTTTCGCCTCTCCGATAGCGGTATTGGAAGATTGACACGGGAAAACGGGAAGGTTTGGAGGGGTGAAAACTCCAAATCGACCCCACCGCGACAGCCTTACCCCTCAATGCCGGATTCCCCTCAATTGAGCATCCCACGTGCGCGCCCTCGCGCGTGGAGGCGTATATGATCCTCGGTGAGAACCGTTTTATAAGCTCAAGCAAGCTTACGATAACTGTAATAACAATTAACATTATTGTTGTTTAAGAGAGGAATTAATCCTCAAGATAGAATAAGAATATAGGTCACTTGTAACGTAAGTAAGAGTTTTTATTGTTATTAATTAGACTTAGTTCGTCGATATACCCTTAAGATAAGCGTTTCAATAACTGGAAGTAACAAGCTCTGGAATTACCCCTCAATGAGGGTTTTCCCTCAATTCAGCTTGCTTGCCCTGCTATACATCGAAGGGCATTTTGCTGTTTTCGCCCCCCTCAACCCTGCGGTTTTCCCGTGTCAATCTTACGACAACGGTATTTTGGCGTTTTCGGGCTGTTCGGAGCGAGCCTGAAACGACAAGCTTTCGGGTATCCAAAATTACCCCTCAATGAAGGAAACCCCTCAATCTGAGGGTTCCGTAAGCTCTGGAAGCGTCAGCTGCGCTGCGCTTCTCTGGAAGGAAGGCCACTCCTACGCAATCTCAAGCGTAGGAGTGGCCACCTGGGTGCGATCCTAGGCCTTGCGGCCAGGAACCTTCCGGCGGACCGTGGCAGGCTTCTCTACCATTCCAGCACCCTCCCAATAGGCGGTCAGCTGGCGGCTGAGTTCGTACTCGTAGGTCCCACCGCCCTGCTTCCCTTGCAGCTGGACCAGCGAACGGGTGACCGCGCCGACCCAGTAGAGAGTGTCGAGCTGATCCCGAACGGTGGACTCGGGGATGTTGCAGGCCTTGCTGATGGACTGAACGCTGCCGCCTGGGACCCGGTGGAGGTAATGCAGGACCTCCAAGTTCCAAGCCGCACAGGAGTCCAGAGCCACTCGACGCACGATCCGACGGTCGTCATCCGTCACTGTCGCAGGCCATCGCTGGAGAGAGAGACCCAGGAGCAACTTCGCGAGCTGCTTGGCGAGGCGAGTTCCCATCTCCGGCTGTGGGCGATACATCAGCCGAGTGCGGTCTCCCCGATCGCGGGTTACCGTAGCTCGGAGGATGCTGACTAACTCCGCCAAGTTGATCAGGAAGTCCAGGTCCCTTTCTTCCAGAGAGGGAACGTCCTCCGGTTCGATGCGGTAGCGGAAGAACGCGTTGGCATACTCCTGCAGCTTTTCCCGCATGCCGGTTTCGGTTCCTACGTTCCGCAGTGCCGCTCGGATTTGCCGAGCATTGTGCGCACCGGGAACATGGTTCACCTTAAGGACCAGGAACCTTTCTCCCAGAGAGGCTTGGCTCTCCCCGAAGATCGCATGCGTTACGCCGGTCAGCATGTTGAAGAAGCCTCGGTATTCACGCAACGTGCCCGTGCCGAAACTCTTCTCCACTCGACCGTCGTAAGCTCCTCGGAAGATCGCGTAGATCTCCTCCCTCTGCGTCACGTTCATCTGCAGGATCTCGGTCCAGTCCTTCAGTAGGAACGTCTTGCTATAGAGCAAGGGGAGGAGGCTCGGGTCCTTCTGTCCCTTGTCTTGGTATCCACTTGCCAGCGAGTGCACCGTGACTGTGGACCGCATAATGGTGTTGCCCACTTCCGCCAGGGAGTTGATCACCTCGGACTTGCCACTCCCAGCCGGAGCTGCGATGTGCATCCAGAGAGGATCTCCGTCGAGCTGCGCAGTCAGGACCACTGCGCCTCCCACTCGGAGCATGTCCCGCATGTCCGGAGTGAACTCCAAGAGGGAGCGATACTGATCCTCCAGCCACTCCCAAGTGGGGCGGGTCCCACTCGCCAACGCAGGCCATCCCTTGAGCAGCTCGGAGGCTTTGATGGTCTCCTTGGCCGGAGGACCCATGTCCTCGTCGCGACCCGGCTCGACCATGCCGAGCAACTTATCCAAGGTGCCACCTTCTCGGACGAAGTCCCTCAAGTCGAACTTAGGAGGGAACTCCGGTGGCCAGTAGACCGCTCGAACGCGCCGAGCCGTGCCGATGGCCTTGAAGGCTTTCTTCACCGCCATCTCACCAGCCGCGTCGTTGTCGTAGACGAGGATGACGTCCTTCCCCTCGAAGAGTTCGAGCCACTCCGGCTTGAGGACATTGCTTCCAGGAGTTGCCACCGCGATGGCGTTCACCTCCGCATCCGCCAGGAGCTGAATGCAGGCAATCCGATCCCACTCGCCCTCGCAAAGGAAGACGGGTAGGTCCGGATCGCTTCCAGCCAGTTCCTCCGCACCGTAGAGACCCAGGGCGAATCCGCCCTTCATCCCCCAGAGCTTGCCATCCGGACCGAAGTAACGGAAGTTGATCAGCGTGCCCTTGGCATTCCGAATTGGAATATACCAGTTGTCGCCGTCGTAGACCAACCCCGCACCCTTGAGCGTCTCCTTCCGGATGCCTCGGTTCGCAGCGAGGTTGTCCCACACGCCCTCGCCTGGTGGCTCCAGCAGACGCGCTGCATACCATTCCTTGAAGAACGAGTAGATGTTCCCTTGCGAACCACAGCGTCCGGCCTTGCAGCTATACATCCCGGAGACGGGGTTGACGTAGAACTTATTATGACCCCTGCAGATCGGACAGTTCCCGTACTTCTCGCCTCCGGACTCACCGGCTTCATCGAATCCCAGCTTCTCGTAGGCTGGCATCCGATTCGGATTCGTGTCCGCCATCCTACCCGCCTCCGTCACAACCTGGAGAATCTTCGATCACAGAGCCAGGCACCGGCTGGTAAGCACCGGCGTCGACCAACTGGAGAATCCGAAGCGCACGCCGGATTACTGCTTGAGGAGAGCAGTCGTACACTTCACGCATTCGGTAGAGAACTGCGTACTCCTCCTGGGAGAGAGGCAAGAGGACGCTCTGCGTCTTCTCCCACTCTCCAAACTCGAAGCGATTCGGGAGGAAGACGTCTGAGCCCACTTCTCGACTCTTCTCGTTGAACTTCTCAACGACTTCCTTCTCCAGGATGAGACCGGCTCGCGCAGCAGCCAGGTCGTTGTAGGTCTGGACGTCGGCTAGTTCCTCTCCGAACTTCTCGGTCAGTTCGGCTCGTGTTGCTCCCATGTCCTGCTCGGCGACATTGTCCAGGCGTCGGATCTTCTTGGCGAGGTTTGCAGCCTCGCCTGCCTCGCCGCAGAGAGCACCACACCACTCCAGAAGGTTCCACTTGTCGCATCCCTGATAGGAGAGAGCGTTTCGAAGCTGGTTTGCGGCAGCGAAGTGTTCGAAGGTGAGGGGTTCTCCCCCGTCTATGGATGCGGACTCGATAGAGATTCGCTGGCACATCTCCTCCTGGAGAGAAGCAGCTCGTTCGAGGAGAGCCGCGAGGGACTTCGTCTCTTCGGTGACGTGCGGCTTCGCGTAGTATTCCTCTAGGATCTCTTTAACTCGTTGCGGACTGATAGCCATTCGTTTACTCCGGGCACACTGGCCCTTACGCGGTCAGACTGAACTCGGCTTTCTCGTCCCATCCATTGACGATGCGATTAGGCTCGACTGGCATGGGGACTTCTAGCCTGCCTTGCGTGTCTTCCATAATCCGAGCCAATCCTCGGAGCAGTGGGATATAGGCATGCTTGGCGAGTATCTCGAACACGATTTCATCGTGGATGGTCATAACAACATGAGCGTCCAGGCCGGTTCCTTTCAGGTAATGATGGCAGCGATAAACCGCCATCTTCATCATGTCAGCAGCCGTCCCTTGGACCATGTAGTTAACGGCGCGATAGCTGAAAGCGGAGTCGATGTCCAGCCTTCGCCCGTACCGGGTGGTAATGAAGCCGTCACGCTCCCCTTGAGCGGAGAGGGTCTTCATGTAGGGTTTGATGCCAGGGAAGGCATCGAGGATTGCCTGTAGTGTGGCTCTTGCCTCCTTCTCGCTGCACTTCAACAGCTCCATCACGGCGCGTGCACCTCCGCCGTAAATCAGGTTGAACATCGTGATCTTACCCTTGTTACGGGTGCGCTTCAAGCCGAGTGTCTTCTCCGCTTTCACGATGTCGTAGTCGAACCGAGCCAGGAACGAGTCCGCGACCTCCAAGGCCAGGTTGCTAGTCACGCCCTTGCGTGCCTTGTCCATACTCCAGCCGTACTCCTCCCAGACGCCGAGGATAGCCTTCTGGTCGTCGGACATGGCTGTCTCTCTGGAGAAGGAGGAGTTGCCCAGCTCCAGGGAGTGGGCCATGGCGTCGAGAGCGGCGTGGTTCCCCTTCCCTCCCCAGGCTCGGTTAGCAATCTCGGTATTGATATCCCGCCCTTCCATCAGAGCAGCCATCAGCAGAGGCTCCTCGCTTACCTCCGCGAAGATGCGCACCTCCTGCTGCGCGTAGTCGAACGCGTACCAGAGGTAGCCCGGACGCGGACCAAATGGTATGCGTGAGTTAATGTATTCAGCAGACCTCGCGGACTTGGATGTGTCCGCAGCCTGCTGCATGTTCGGATCCTGGCAACTGAACCTACCCGTCTTCGCTCCCGCTTGATTAAAGCTGGGATGGATAACCAGACTGCCAGTGCCGAGATCGTCAGCAACGGCCAGAAGCTTGTACTTCTCATAGAACTCGGTGCCTTTCTTCGCTGCCCTCCAGCTGATCAACTGGCTGACGAATTCGTGGTTCTCGTAGACTGCCAGGACGTCCGCATCGCAGCAAGGCTTAGGAGGATTCGCCTTCGTCCACTTGACTACTTCCAGCTCATAAGGTTCGCCTCCGAAGAGTACCTTCCCGACCTGTTGTGGGGAGCCGGGATTGAACTTCGGGTTCTTGATGATATCCCTGAGAACCTGAGTCTTCTCCTCCTTCTTGGCAGCGTACGCCTGACGTTCCTTCTCTCCAGAGATAGGATCGTATCGGATGCCTCGCCCCTCCATTTCCCAGACCACATGCCAGAGCTTCATCTCCTGCTTGTATGTGGCGTGTCGGACGGGGTCATCTCCCAGCTGAACTCGAAGGCAATCCCAGACCTTGATGGTACGGAAGGCGTCTCGCAGGCCATAGTTCCGGCAGGCGGTCTCCCATTCGTCCGGGATCTCAGGCCACTCCATGCCATCCGGCAGGTAGTCGAGCATGTCCTCGTTCTTGGCGGTCCAGAGCATTCCTGGGAGCCAGTAGTCCGCCTTGGCTGGAGAATCCCCGAATCGGTCCCCAGTGGCCAGTGCCCATCCGAGCTTTTTCGCCACGCGGCGAGCTTTCTCAACGATGGCACCCAGCTCTTCTTCGTCATCGCGAGGGATGCCCATGAAACTCCAGGCCATGTCCTTCAGGCCGTAACTCCAGCGGAGCGTGTTGCAGACCCGACCCGCAATCAGCACGTCGTGGATCGGACCGGCATAGCCCACTCCCGCGTGGCTCAGGTGACGGAGGTCGAACTTGGAGTTATGGAATACCTTAGGGAGCTTCGGGTCTTCCAGCAGGTTGCGAATGAACTTGATGTCCTTGGGATCGTATCGAACCTTGCGATCGAACGGGTCCACGTCCCACTCGCAGAACCAGACCCCGCCATCCTGGTCCGCCATTGTTACCATGAAAGGGCGGTCACCGAGCCAATGATAAAGGCCAGTGGTCTCACAGTCCACCGCGAGGTAAGTCTTCGGATTGAACGCCATGCCATTCCCTGGAGGAAAGGAAGCCGCCCCAACCCGGAGAAGGGCGGAGCGGCTTGTCTAGAGGTTGTAGAGGTGAGAGTTAGACGGTCGCCGGGTCAATGGGATGCCCGTCGTCCACGTCGCGACTCCAAAGCTTCGTGAAGCCTTCGCGCTCGCGGTCCATGTGCTCGGCTTGAGTCCTTGCCGTGGTGAGCCAGCCGCCTGGGTACGGAAGGGTCGGAACGGACTCGTCCTGTGCCGTTCGCCAGCCGAAGTACTCTTCCTCCGGATGCTCGACCAGTCCGGTGTCTAGCTGATCAATATTCACCCAGCAGGAGCCGGAAGCTTCCTTCGCGGCTTCGAGTGCCTCCTCTCGGTGGTGATGCAGGAAGAGAGGACACGGAGGCAGTTCGTCCTTACCCTTGATGCGCTCGATGTTGCTCAGGCTGACTGGGCATCCTACGAAGGTGTCGCCCTTGATGCAAGGCGGGTTGACCATCGCTCGGAAGAGCGGATCAATCTGCGCCAGCTCACTAACCATTCCGAGGATGAGTTCCTCCCAGAGACCGCGTTGCAGGATCCAACAGGAACGCTTCCCGATGACATGCTTCAGCGCCATCGCGTTGATCGCCCAGGTGGTCCGGTGAGTCGTTCCGAGAGGGATGAGGTTGCGAGCCTCCTCCTTCGGCACGCCGGAGCGAACGAGGGTGGCGTACGCTTCCTGGATCACTTTCATTGTGCGGAGGTAGACCTCTCCTCGGTCCAGAGCAACGTGAGTCTCGTATTCGTTGTTCTTCCCGGTCCTGTAAGTTCGAGTCTGATCAGTTATCGTGTCGTCCATGGATTCCGGAGTAATGAACATCCCGTCATCCGCGAACGTCGAGAGGTCCAGGACCCGATGGCTCTGGGACCACCAAGCCGACTGGGCCAAGTCCGGCACGATATCCGCACCGAGGCGTTGCCCCACCTTCGCTCCCACCCGATGCCGGACCATCTGCTCCCGCAAAGCAATCGGGATGCCTTCGATCTGGAACACGAACTCCAGGTGGTCGAGCACGGGCACTGCCTCGCTGAAGAGCTTGATCACCGTGTCCCGGTAGTAGGCCTTGAACTCCGTGCGGCTCAGTCGCTTGCCCTGCGCATCAATGTAATAGTTAGGGGTCTGATTCACGAGGTAGCGATCTTCATGTATGAACGGCTTGACTCCGTTCTCCACGTCGCTAACCGCTACGGACACTTCCCAGGGATCTGGAATCATTCCGTTATGTCGGCTCTGCTCCCAGACGCAGAAGAGCGTCTCCAGGGGATACATAGGATGGGTGAGTAACTTGACTTGCATTATTTCCTCCAGAGGATGCCCTTCCTGGAAGGAAGGTTAGGGCATCGAGAGATGGGTCTCTGTTATGAAGTTCCCCAAGCGATTCATAGACGCCTGCTTCCACAGGCAGATCTTCGTGCAAGGAGATTCCGGATCGTCGTAGACGTTGACCGGCTGGTTAAGAACGCGAAGCTCGTCGATATGACGTCTGATTACATTCCCCTTCGCGAACTCCGTACGGGTTGCAATCGCCTCTCCACCCATGAGGCAGCAGGGGTAAAGCGTGCCGTCGTACTTCACGTGGAAGGTAATCTTACTGACGTGGCAGTCCACGCCCTTGTATTGACTAAGCTCACCTTCTTCGACTTGTTCGCCGAGCGAAGTCCACCCGGCATAGCGCGGTTCCTGCGCGAACTCCCGGATCTCCGCCCACTTCTCCTGGTAGGTCCCTGGGCGGAGGCTGAGCTCCAGAAGGGCGCGGTCGTTCATGTCCCGGATGGGAATGAAGATCGCCTTACGGACGTGGAGTCCTTCGTCCCTGGCGTTCGCGATCCGGTTCATGATCGTCAGGACGTGGTCGATGTTCTTCTGGCTGACGCAGGTGAGGAAGACCAGGGAGTCATGGTCGACGCGCTTGAGCCATCGGAAGATCTCCTCCGGGTCGCGCTCGACTCCGCGCATTCTCCGGTAATAGTCGGGGTGAACCCCGTCCAGGCTGATCCGAAGCTCGTGGAAGACTTCCTTCCAGAGAACCTGGTCGTCCCAGCTGGGACGGAGAGGCAGAGCGGTATTCATACGCAACCTGAACCCGTTGGATCCTACTCTTCGATGGTAGAAGAGCAGCAACTCCTCCAGGTGCGGCCAGGATTGTGGATCTCCTCCAGTGAGGGAGAGATGCTCGAAGGTTGGTATGTCTCGCAGGTTCAGGAAGAACTGCTGCGCATTTTCCAAGCTCCACTCGCCGCGTTGCGTTCCCTTCGTATGGTCGATCCAGCTCTGGCAGGATCCGCAACGCTGCTCACACGCGCTGGTCAGTTCCATCTGACCGGCGATATACCCGCTGGAGGAGAGCATGGACTTGCCGTACGTCAACAAGTCCACGCGTCCCGCATCCAGCAACTCCTGAATCGGGTTGCTGTTCATGTTCGTTAGAGTCCCATCTTATCCTGAACGGGAGCTGCAGCTGCCTGCGCTGCCGCTTTCTCCTCCATTGCCCTGCGCTCGGCCACGCGAGCCGCTTCGAACTTCTGGTCCTCGGTCGGCACCGGCTCGGTGATGATCTCTTCCACGGCTTCCTGGTAAGCGTTGACTCGCTCCCGAACCGCGTCTTCGGCCGAACGGTCGGATTCTTCCCTGGTGGGAGTTCCTCCGCCTACCTTCCCTGTTCCGGATCCGGCCATCGCTCCCAGCCGTTCCAGCCGCTCGATAGTGGACTCCGTGGAGTTATTCACTGGAGGAGGAGAGACGCCGGGTGCTGGTCCCTGCGCTGCTTTGTCACGAGCCTTCTCAGAGCGGAGCTGGAGCAACTCCCGTAGGAGCCGAGCCTGGCACTCCAGAGGGTCCTCCACGCTTCCGTTATCGCCAGCGAACGGCATCAGCATCTCGACGATGGCGTTGGAGTGCTCGAAGGAGCGAGCCTTGGACAGGTCTTCCTTCCAGCGGTCAGCTCCCGCCTCGAACTCAACGCATTCCTGGGCGATGCGTGTGTAGTTCACGCTGTCGTCGTAGGAGTCTGCGAGGAGACGTCCTCCTGGAAAGGAGGCACGCAGTGTCTTCACCGTGACCATCATCAGCGCGACGACGCTCGCCGGAATTTCGGGGATGTCGGGCAGGTCCCAAGCATGCTGCAGCAGACCTCGCCACATGATGCCCAGGTTCTTATGGTTCGGGTAGAAGTGACCGTACGTCTTCATCCGCTGCTCTCGGATGGACTCCGGCGAGGATCCGCTTTGGACATCCGCACAGTCCTTCGGACCATTGCTCGCGTTCTCAGACGAACAGCTGAACCGGCCAGTCTCCACGCTTTGCGTGCTGATTGTCTTCTTCAGCTTGGCAGAGCGGTTTTCGCAGGCCTGCCGGTCATGGCAGAACCAAGGACTGCCATCTGTCCTCTGATCCATGTCCACGTCGAACGCACTGGCACCGCAGTCCCGACACTTCGGGTACTCTGACATGCTCTGGACTCGGGCGGTGTTCAGAGGATCCACGCTGGCAGGCCTTGAGAGACCCGCACTCTGCCACCCCCAGCCGGGAAGGCCACCGGGTCGGTTCTCTTCCAGCGGACGCGTGTCGAGTCCCTCTGCGTCTTGGGACGCGGCATCTGCCGCGTCGAACGCTTGCTCGGAGGCGTCCTTCCCTCCAGGAAGGCGACCGCTCGCCTCGCACCACTTGATCACTTCCAGGACCGCGTCGATCCAGGCGTCTTGCCTCGCTTCTCCGATCATGGCGAACGGGGTAATCTCGATACCAGGGTATGCTTCAGCTTCATACTTCCGGTAGACCATTTCGGCCACCGCCGGAGCGTCGGCACAGCCGAGGAACTGAGCCACGCTTTGCATGTCGTAGATCTGACCGAGTGCTTGCTTGACGATGCTCTCCGCCGTCTCCCTCGGCGTGTACTGGGTGTCGGAGAAGTTGGCGCGACTGGCGAGGTAGTTGACTATACTCTGCCACTCCAGCGCTTCCAGTTTCCGCTCGATGAATACGCTACGCTCCATCTGATTTCCCCTCTCTGGAGAAAATCTCCACCACAATCGTCTGTAACTCGTCGACGATCGGGCGGAGGAAGTCGAACTCGGACCGATTGAACTCGTGGGAGTAAGCCACGACGCTCTCGCGGTAACGGTCCATGGTGTGGTTGGCGGAGGCAAGCTCCTGCCAGATGTAACTGACGACGGACATGAAGTCCGCCAGAGCGACTATGCAGCCGTTGGGTGTGCCGTCCTTGGCGTGAACCCAGCGTTGATGCATGCTGGCTCTCGCTGCCGTGGTGTCTCCCTGGGAGAAAGGGTAGACCTCCTCACAGAGAGCGTAATGCTCCTCGATCGCCGCTTGCTCGATCGAGCTAGCAAGTTCCCGGTTGGAGTGCTTGAAGAGTCGGTTGATGTCTCCCGTCCGGCACTCCTCGGTGTCGTGGAGAACGGCACCGGCCAATACCATCGCCATGTCTACCCTGGCGTTCGTATTCTCCTCGGCCCACCGGACGAGGAAGTACGAGTAGAGAGTCACGTAGAACGAGTGCTCCGCCGTGCTCTCCCGATGGACAACCCGGACCATACTGAAGCGGTAGACGTCGCTCAGCCGGACCAGGTCGCCGTTGAGAATTGCTCTCAGGTTCACTAGATGATCTTCCCTTCGAACTTGCTGAGGGCATCCCAGGCGAAGTCTGGGTGACTACGCTTCAGAACCTCAACGGACATCATGTCCTCCGCCGCCTCCATCAGCTCCATTAAGTCTTCCGGACTGGTCTGAGGATGGACTCCCGGCGTGAGGAAGTCCTGCAGCTGTTCGGGACCGGAGATTACCCCGACCACTCCCTGCGCCAGCATCAGATTCATCGCCTCCGGCCTTGCCGTGGGCAAGTAGCCGACCACCGGTGTCATGCTGGCTTGGGCGAATCCCATCTCCCAGACCGTGCCTGTGTCGGGGATGGCGAGGGGACGGAAGCGGTGCGGCCACATGAATCGACGGGATTCCCTGATCTGACGATGACCGTGACACTCGAAGATGTTCGGGTCCGGAGTAGTGTAGCTCTCCTCGGGTTCGATAGGGGTCAACACACCGGAGAGCACGTCCGGAGGGAGGACATACTCAATGACGGCCAGGACGAGAGAGCTGATGCCGATCTGGATGCAGTTGCTCTCGAAGACAGGCTTCCAATTCGACATGACCTTGCGCTCTTCCGGAGTCATATCGGCGGAGCCGGAATCTCGGCGTGGACTGAAGTGTTCGTACTTCCGCTCGGTCAGGATGCCTTCGATCTCCTCGATCACGGCGACCTGGGCGGGATTGAAGAAGGGACCGGCGATATACACCGGACTTCGGAGTTCTTCACCGACGTATTGTATCACGGCGGACACATCTCCTGGAGGAAAGGGGAGCGGAGCCTCCGAAGAAGCTCCGCTCCAGGTTGTTCTTGCCGCTCGTTACAGGGAGCTTGTCCCCTTAAGGTTACTTGCGGGTCGCGGGCTTGCGAGCGGCTGGCTTCGCGGCTGGCTTCGGTGCGGGAGCTTCCTCCTCCTCGATCACCTCTTCCTCTTCCGGAGCTTCTTCCTCCGGAGCCGACGCCATGTACATCCCTTCCAGAGGAATCGTCCGGCGGACCTTCTTCCCAGCCGCGTTGATGGAGTCGACCTTGACCTTGCTCTCGTCCCCGTCCGGGTCGAGCACCGCGATCTCGCCTTCAACGTCCTCGCCCTGCCACGGGTACATCACCTTCAGGCCGACTTCGAGGGTTGCCTCGGCGGGAGCTGCTTCTTCCTCGACGACTTCCTCGCCCTCCTCGGTCGGCTCTTCGTCCTCGGAGTTGCCACCGCGCTCCACAGTGCTGATGTAGATGTTGGTGTACTCGCCCTTGGTGTGGACGCGGAAGTCCAGCTCCGGAGCTTCCTCCACCAACTGCTCCAGGACCGCAGGCAGGGTGCCGAGGTCTTCCGGAGCCAGGTCAACTCCGTAGCAGAGCAGTTCAGCCGCGAGGTATTCGCGAACCCGATCCATGTTCTCGCCTTCGAGACCCTGGTACTTATTGACCGTCTCTCCTTCGTATTCGCCTTCGGTTACCGCGTAAGACCAGACGATCTGCAGCCGGTTGCTGCTCTGGGACTTGACGATCTCCGCACCGGCCAGTCGGCCATGATAGCGACCATCTGGAACAGAGGCACCGAATCCGGGACGATTGCGAGCCGCTTCCTTCGCATCGTTCCAGGAGCCTTTGTTCCCTTTAACCCACTTATCGAAGTCCGGGATTCCGGACGATCCTGCTCGCGCAGCCATTGTCTAGTGTGTCCTTTTCTCCAGAGGATGTCTGGAGTTGTGACGATGCCAGGGTTGATAATCCTCCGGACGAGGCATCAGGGGACATCCGGAGGAATGCTTGGACTAGCGACGCCTGGATTCTCGCTTAACCGGGATCTCGCTGAGTTGCGCCACTTCGTCCGGATCGCAAACGTCGGCCTGCTTGTTATTGAAAGCACGCTCGAAGTTAGCGTAGGCTTCCTTGGCACTGTTGCCCATAGGAATCGAGTGAATCGGCAGGCCTTCCGGAGTCCGGAAGCGTTCGCCCATCCGATGACCGGCGTCCAATTCGTCGGAGCCGGAGATTGTCAGGTACCGCTCCTTGCCATAGTACCCGTAGTAAGCGATGATGTCCGCCACGCCGGTAACGTAACGTCGAGCCTGGGTGGACATCGTCGGGCAGAGTTTATGGTAAGTGCCGCCTGTACGACTTGTGAATTCCTTCGGCTCAGCATGGGACACCAAGATGACGCCGCGTCCACACTTCATCAGACGGGACATCTGGAAGGTGAACTCCTTGTCGATCGCTGCCCATCCCTTACCGTGACTCTCATCGCCGGGGTTATCTATGCCAAGCTTTTCGCACGTTGCCCGACTGCAGGTGGTGTAGCAGAGATCCATCGTGTCGATGGCGACGTTCTTGAACTGACCTGGGTTCTTGATCAGTAGATCGACGTAGCCGACGAAGTCTCGCCAGGAGTTAACTTCGCGAGCCTTGAGCCGGAGACCTTTGCCTCCCGGCTCGAACTGCATCACGAAGCAGTCCTCGAATTCCCCTAGCAGGGAAGTCTTACCGATCTTCTTCTCGCCGAACAGGGCGATGATCAGATCCTGGAGAGAAGTGGACGGCTCGGAGAGTTGCGTTGGCAGTGTCAGTGCCGTCCGATTCGGAGGGGACGTTCGATTCGCTCCAGGCTTGGTAGCGGGAGTGCTCGGAGAGACCCGGCTCACCGGCATTCTTGCTCCTGGAGCAGAGGCGACTGCGGGTCGCGCTCCTATCGTTCTCTTAACTTCGGCCATTGAAAGTTCCTTAGTAGTGGGCAATGGGTGCGAACCCCTCACCATTGTTAGATTCGCCGGAGGGCCGCGTTACACCTTCTTGAAGAGGTGGGACGGTGTCGCGCTGGTCTGGCCGTGGTAGTGGGAGCCGAGTCCCGGAGTTCCGTAAGAGCGATCGCAGGGTCGGTCCAGGCAGAGGAATGATATGTGGCAGATCATGTCACCCGCACGTACAGTTACAGGGAACGGGGAGAGGTTCGTCATCTCCAGAGTAAGTTGTCCAGAGAAGCCTGGATCTATGTTCCCAGCCGCATGCACGATTAGTCCCATGCGTGCCCAACGCGACTTCCCCTCCAGCCGCCCGGTGATGTAATTGGGAAGGGTGATCTTCTCCAAGGTGTGAGCCAGGACGAACTCCCCTTGTCTAATCTCCAGCTCTACCGCTTCGTTCAGCGTGAGGATTGTTGCTCCGTCGTAGAAATGCCCGTCGCAAGGAAGCCGATGAGGGTCCATCTTACGATGGATTATGAAGTCCGCGCCGAGTGTCAGGTCTAGGCTCGCCGGTTGGAGCTGAGCTTCCCAATTCGGTTCCGGCTCCACCTTGAGGTCCATCCCTAGGTAGAGGTCTCTTATCGTTCCGTCTGATAGTACCATTACTCTTCTTCGTCCTCCAGCTCTGGGAAGAGCTTCTCGCGCACCTGAAAGCCGGTGCGATCGCCGCGTGAGCAGATCTTCAGGAACTCACACGCTCCGAACTTACCAAGACATGTCGCTGAGTTGCGGAAGTGGAACTTCCCTTCGCTCCAGTCGATGATCGTTCGCATAATCCCATCGAACTCCAGGAGCCAGCGTTCCTGCTCACTGGGAGAGATGGACACTTCATACCGCATGAAGTAGAAGCCTGGACGTTCGGCGATGTCGAGCCGCACACGCTCGGCGAACTGCTGCATCGATTCTGTCTTCCGGCGTCTCAACTGCGGACGTCGAATGATATTGTAGACCACGCCCTGAGGGATTTCAGCATACTCCACCGACTGTGAGAGGAGGTAGAGGTTAACCTGGAGGTCCAGCGGGATCATGTCGATGATGTTGTCTTCCTCGACCTGCCCCTTGGTCTTGGTCTCGAAGAGCCAGAGTCCCTTACCGATTCGCAGGTCGCCGTCGCGCTTCCCTCGCAACGGGATGTCCTCGATCTCCCTCTGCAGGCGTTGCCTTGCGGAGTAGTTCACGGAGAACTTCCTCTCCAAAGCCAGCCACTTGTACCGGGATAGATCCTCCTCCCAGTGCTCGAAGTATGCCTCCAGTACCGGCTCTGCCAGAGCGTAGTTATCCTCCAGGTCCTGCTGAGCATTCGGGTCCGAGGGAGGGAAGAGTCGGAACTTCTCCATATCCCGCTCGTACATTAAGTCCAGCACGCCCTTGACTGCGGCACGGTAACCTGTGTCCTTCTGGTAGGTATAGACGCGGTCCAGGGCATTGTGAACGATGTTCCCGAAGGCTAAGGCACCGGAGCCTCTCCCGGTGGTCAGTCCCTCGTTCATCGTCAGACGGTGTCTCTCCGGGCAGCCGAGGAATCTCTGGAGAAGACCCTGGGTCACCCCGTCCCGGTGCAGCATCCACATTGGCGTAGGAGTAGCCTTGAGGGCGCAAGGCTTCCCTCGAACCGGCATCGCAGCCAGGGCGTCCAGGTTCGCTTGATGGGCGTGAGGCTTTCTGGGAGGCAGGGCAGTGCCTGGCTTAATCAACGGGATAGTTCTTCGCATATCTCAGCTCCTTGATGTAATCCTTTAGACGTTCGACCCACTGCTTGTAGAGTTCTGTTTCGACGCCTCCCTCGCGAAGGATATGGGATGGGTGGTAGGCTCCTCGGTACTCCACCCAGTCTTGAGTTACTGTGTAGTTCTGGCTGAGGTGGCCGAGCTGCAGGACCATGCGAGGGCGGAGGATCTCCAACAACCCGACCAGCCTGGGTCGACACGCCAGGATCTCCTCCTCGCTTGCCGTGCGGTTCTTCAGCGCGTTCCTCCGCTCCTGCGGACGGCAGGCCAGGAGGTTCGTGTAGCAGATCGTCAGGTCCTGAACTCCGATGGCTTTAAGCGTCCGGCGTAGCAGCCGACCAGACCTCCCGTAGAATGGCCGACCCTGGAGGTTCTCGACCATGCCTGGTCCCTCCCCGACGATCATGAGGTCCACCGTCTCACTCTCTGGAGAAGACAACTCGTAGAGCACGTGATGCCGAGCGAGTTCGCCCAGTGGACAGCGTCGGCATTCCGACCAATCCTCGTTCAGTACTTCAAGTGGTGTCTTCATCTTACGAACTTAAACCCCTTCGCGTGTAAGCCAATTCCTATGGCGTCCCAAGAGTGACTTTGCGGCTTGAGCCGGTTCACCGTTGGTATCCTCCCTATGATCCTCCGCGTGACGATGTTCTTCGGAAGCTGACCCTTCCACTCATGAACTGGATAGAATGTCATAGGAATGCCGAGCTGCTCGACAGCGTAGGCGCAGGCTCCGAAGAAAAACGTTAACTTGATCAGGTCGCCGGTCTTCGCGGCCATGTGACCACCTGCCGTATCGAAGAACTCCGGCTGCTCGAAGTATGCGTGTCGTACGTCGTACTTAGCCAGGTCCTTCTGCATCCGGGCAACGATTCCGAACGTCTTCTCCCTCCAGTGCTCGTTGATCGGAGCTGGCATGAAGTTCCGCACTTCGATCGGCGGAACTAAGGCGTCCCACTCTTCTTCTCTCCAGAGAGCGATGCCGGTCCCTGTTGATCCAGGGTCAATGGAGACTCGAACGGCAACCCTCTTCATGGTCCTTGTGTGTCCTTCATGCTCCAGTAGTCCATGTGATCCTGCGGCCAACCTGACGCCTCGACTCGCTTCTCCAGCTCGCCTCGGACCGCCTCGTGCATTCCGTTCTTCCGGTCCTCGACCTCGTCCTCGATCCAAACCAGGTACCAGGTCGGGATTTCCTCCAGCCGGTAACCTCGAAACTTCTTCCCAAATTTGAGGATGTACTGCGAGGGGTCGTCCGGATCTTGCCGTGGCCTTAGGTTCTCTGGACGAGATGGCCTGCGCGGCGTAGGGACCGGCTTCTCCACCGACTCGTCGACGAACGGATCCACCCATCGCTCGCCTGCAGGTTTCGGCTTACCGATTGGTATCTTGCGACGCTCGGTCATTGTCTCCTCCAGCAGAGCAGTACGGGCAGTTATGGAACTTAACCCTCGCAGGCTGACTCGCACAGCCGCAATGCTTAAGCGACGTCTTGCATGTGACGCAGCGCATCTGGAAGTGCACATGGTCGACTCTGCCCGGTGCCCAGACCTTCTTATTTGTTAGCCCTACGGTCGGCACGTTCGTATCTCCTTTCCAGTACCAGCTGGTCTACGCTCTTCATCATATGCTGCGCTTTCCAGACCTTCTTCTTCACCTTGGCGAGGACGCCCTCTCCGATCAACCCCTTGAAGACCAGGTCCACAATGAGAATGTTGGTCTTCTTCAGAGGATGATAAAGCCGGTCCTCGCTTTGGGCGCGAGCTTCGCAACTCCACGGGTTAGAGTAGTAAATCTCGGCGTCCGCCACGGAATAATCGCTTCCGTACTTCGCCACTTCAGCCGTAGCCAGCAAGATCCTTGCCCCTCGACCTCGGAACGCTTCCATCGCCGCCTTCCTGGAGAGAAGGGAATCTCCGCCCAGGATGGAGGCACATGGAATCTTCGCCTTCAGGAGAGCTTGTCGAACGAACTCGACTTCGTGCCGGAAGGCGAACCAGACGACTACCTTCTGCTGGGACAACTCGCCCTTGAGGAGAACCATCAGCTCCTTCAGTAGGCCGTCGTCTATCAGGTTGCGCTCCGGGTCGAAGCCACCGGCCAAGTGCCGGAGCCAGCTGACCTGCTCCAGCTTCCATCCGGTCTCTCGGACTCCTCCGGAGATCAGGTCGATCGCATACTCCTCCTCCACCTGTTCGTGGAGTCGGCGCAGGCGAGGACACGGAAGGATCTGACGCTTATGGTAGACCTTGAGTTCCGGCATCCCGGCGTCCGCTCGACGCTTGAAGAAGGCACGCCGATGCAAGTAAGTACGCATCCGCATTGCCGTGCCCGGTTTCGGGTACCATCCGTATCCGTTGTAGTCCTGGGTGAAGAGCTTGTCGCGGAGATGGTAGTAGTTCCTGAAGCCCATGCAGTGGCCGTCGAGGAAGATCATCTGCTGCACCGCGTCCAGCTCGCCTTCCGGCGTGGGGAGACCGCTCAGGATTGCCCGGTGTCGAGCCTCTCGGAAGCCTTCGCAGAGGAGGATGCTGGTCCAGGCGGCTGGCGACTTGATCCGGGTGCTCTCGTCCAGGATGACCGCGTCCCAGGGTATCTTCGCCATGTGTGGGAGGAGGTAACTACGCTTGAGGTACTCCTCCATCTTGCCATCCTTCCATCGTCGCCGACGCGAGAGCTTAACCGGCGCGGAGGCGAGGAAGGCTTCGTAGTTCATCAGAAGCCATGTTCGCCTCCCGGCACCGAATGCTCGGATGACCGCCAGGTCTCGACCTATCTGGTTCTTACCATAAGCCGTGACGATGGTCTCGCCTTCCCGGCGTAACTCCGCTTCCCATGCCTCCAGGACGGTCACTGGCGCCATGACGATGATGGTGCGGAGACCCTTAGCAATGGCCCATCGGATCGCGACCAGGGTCTTACCCAGTCGCATCTCCATGAACCACGCCGGGTGGTCCCATTCCATCCCGTAGCTGAACGCCTCTTCCTGATGAGTGAGAAGGTGTCTGAACGGAACGGTCGGAACTGGCCGAGCCGGGATTGTCCGCACGTCTACTCTCTGGAGGTAAGGGTCTTGATCGCCTTGCGGATCCGCTTCAAGTTGCGGTCGTAGCGCGGCAGGGAGTTGCGGATATAGGAGACTTCGCGGTCAAGCTGGATGGTCCAGCCTTCGGCTGCTCCAAGGAAGTCCTCACGGGTTACATGAGGGTCCCGAGCAAGGAACTCAAGGTCGTCCTGCAGTCGGCGTATACGCTGGCAGGCGAGAGAGATGCCGGAGATCTTGGAGAGCGTCGAGGAGACTTCGTCCATGACCGGCTTGTTACGCTTAAGGATTCTGTTAGGCATGTTAGTTCAAAATGAAATAGGGACCGAAGCAGTAAATCCTGCAGTCGGTCCCGCTTTCGGTGGGGAGGGAGTTACCAAGTGTTAGTTCGCCGGAACCAACCGGGATACCTTCTTCGATACTCTAAGCGTGAGCTCCCTCGTACTTCATGTACAGGTTGTAGACTCCGTCCTTCTTCTCTACCCGATGAATCCGGGTTCGGGCACCTCTTCCCAGAAGAATTTCGGACTCCCCTTTGATCCCGAACATATTCTGGGTAACTGAATCGTTCGCTCCTAAAGGCAGGGTAGGGGTTCTGGCAGGAAGCTGAATGTACATACGTACAATGTTCGTTCCACGCTTGTGACCGTCAGACGCAGTGGTGGAGCTGTATCCAGCATGCTCCATCAGATGCCCTGGCCCTACCTCCCCACTCTCCAACTTTGCGAGCAGGCCTTTCCCTCCGATCTGAGTAGTTCGTATGTCCCGAACCACGATCATCTCGCCGTTATTCTTGTAGGACTTCCGGAGAGCGGAGTCGATGTTCGAGACCCTATCCTCAACGAACGGAGTAAGAGGCTTACCGGATACCAGTCCTCCGTTAATAGTCTTGAACTCTATCCCTTTGTAATCAGCAAGGGAAGCTTCCTCAGCCTGAGTTAGGTTCTTGGTCATGTTGTACTTCGCGTCTCGACTCCATCGCTGAGCTTCGGATCTTTGGCGCTTGAATTCTTCGCTCCCTACCTCAGGGAATTCATCCTTGAACGCCGGGAGGAAAGGAGTTGATGAAGGTCCTGGGGGATTTGGCGTTGGCGGTGGAGTTGACGCGCCCGGTGCAGCTCTAACTCCCGCAGTTGTACTTGCCGTACCTCTACTACCCATCTTACTGCCTCCATGCCTTGCGGATCTCGGCCTTCCGATCGGCGAGCGCTTTCTGGAGAAGAGCACGCTCCCGTTCAGTCAGACTCTTGCGGCGGAGGAGCTGCTCGATCCGGATGGCGCCATCGACGAAGGTCTGCCCATCCTCCGAGTTGAGGGTTTGTAGCCCTCTCGCGCTGATGTCGGACGTATTCTCTCCAGCGAGTCGAGCGGCCTGAGCGGTCGTGACGGAGTTCCGCCAGCGGGTTGCCTGCGCTGCCGAGACGCCGGGTGGACGCCGACCCTCCGCAACTGCCGTAGACTCGTTGCTACGGTCCCCGCCTCCTGGACGCGCTGCCGTGGGCCTGGTTGATGCGCTTCCTCGACTACCCATGATTACTGCTCCAGCGTCACGTAAAGAGTAGGCCGAGTTCCGTTCTTTATCGGACGCTCCTCAAACCTCTGAATCTTGAACTTCGAGTTCCTAGGGAGGAGTATCTCGCGCTCATTCGGGGACTCCGACAACGCCTGCAGAGGCAGAGCCTTAGAACCCTTCGGAACCAAGATCTGAATTCTCAAGACTTCCTTCTCGGCTCGGAAGGACTTACTGGCGGTGGTGGAGCTATAACCCTTGTAGGAGATAACGGCTCCGGGTTCGATAGTACCATTCCGTAACCCGTCAACTAGACTACTGCCGTGCCCTCCTACACGCTCGGTCGTGAGATCTCTAGTTACAACCATGTCCTCCGGAGTAGAAGATCTCGCAAGAGCGGAGTCGATGTTCTTGATTTTCGCGTCCGTCTTCGGACCGGGAGACCTCTCTTCCAATAGGGACCTATTAATTGTAATATAGTCCTCGCCGGTGTAGTCGGATAGAGCACTCCTCTCTCCAGGTGAGAGCTGAGTAGCCTGGAGCACTGACCCGGAGAAGTTATCGTAAGCCTCGGAGGAGGACCTGAGGGCAGCATATTCCGCGCTGCCCTCCTCCGGGATCCGAGTACCAATCGCGGCACGAGTCCCGGAGGTGCCGCTTGCCGCGCCGCGACTGCCCATCCTACTTGCCCTTCCCCTTACTCGTCCGCCCCTTCGGTGCAGGCGTGATCTTGACGTCCGACTCCTTCATGACGAACCGGTCCGGGATCTTCGCTCCGGACTTGGTCGAGCTGGACTTCCCGCTTGCCGTAGTACCCTTCTTCGCTGCTGCCATGGTCGTTCATCCTCTGGAGGAAAGGAGTCCTCCGGCTCAGCGTAGGCGAATGCCTCGCTCCTTCTTGTAAGCTTCGAGCACCTGCATGCTGGTCGACCCGGCGCGGAGATCGAAGACACCTTTGTTCTCCTCTCCGTGCTCTTTCCACCAAGCTGCTCCGCCAGGACGAGAGAAGAGGTCGTGAGTATCCTTTACTCCAGAGAATCCTGCTCTCTCCGCACGCTTCTGCACCGGCTCCTTGATCGGGATATTATATCCTAGCCTGGCCCAGGTGTAGAATCCGTTGTACGACTCCTTCTTGCTCCAGGTGGGATGCTCTTTCCCTACGCCTGCAGCGAAGGTTTCAATCCTGTCTACACCCTGCCTGGCCGCACCTTCCGCCTGTGCAGCGAAGAGTCGGGTACCGATTCCGGACCCTCGATTCGCTTTCATCTCGAAGCTGTCGTTATACAAGACTAGCTTGCCATCTTCCCTCTTGATCGTTCGTTCCTGAACGAAGTCAGGATGGGTAATCTTCAGGTAGACGACTTTCGGAGTGAGAGGGTTGGCGACAACGTCGACCCGTGCTCCGGTAGGCGCTCCTGTAAGTTCCAGGATTTTGTCTCCTCTCATCTCAGTGCCGACAATGGCGCTAAGATTATTGAGAGCTTCGGCGTGACCGTAGACCCTAGCCTTCTCTTCAGAGTACAGACTTGCCGTGACCTCATCAGGACCCTGCGGACCCTGCGGAGCCGGTGGTTCATTTACTGGAGCAGAGGCATTGGAGCCGATCGCGGCTCTCCCGGCGTCTCCGCTTCGTGTGCCTCTACTTCCCATCTACTTACCTTTTCCCTTCTTCGGGAGGACGGACTTCCAGGCCTTGTCCAGAGCCTTCTCGTCCGTGCCGGTCAGGCGAGGAGCCTGCTCCACCTTCTTCGGAGTGGCCTTTGCTCCAGAGGAGGTCTTACCCTTCGTGCTTGCCGTACGTGCCATTACATGATCCCCTTTCCGTGGTAGTACTCGTCCCACTTGGACGGGTAGACTTGCAAGATGCTCAGCTTCCGGAGGGACTCTGGCACCCTTCCGTAGAAAACAATGCGTCTGGGTTGGAGTCGCTCTCGCATGGCAGCGAATCCGTGGAGGAAGGCTTCCCTGGTCTCGGGGTACTTGTACGTACCGACGCTGGAGACCGCGACGGTCGCCCTGCGTGGAAGACCAAGGAAGCACCATTCGTAGGAAGTAGGGTCGCTCCAGCAAATGCTCGGAATAACATCAAGTCCCTCCGCCTGCCATAAAGCCATGCACCAGCAGTTACGATACCAATTGTACTGCTGGACAACCAACGGCCAGTCACAGAAAAGGCTGAAGTCCGGACCGAGCGCCATGCCGACCTCAAGGAGCCGAGTCAGAGCCACCGCCGGACGGCTCCATACTGTCTCGAACTTGTTGTCGCTGAGGAAGAAGTGGACCGCCGTCCTCCCCTCCCTCGGCACACGGGTTAGCTGGTTATACGCGACCATCCCGGAGGGTAGCTCACCCTTGTACGCCTTAACGTCCGCGAATCCATATGGGTTGCTGCTGGGGAACTTGACGCTGAGCTGGCGACCCAGGAAGCCGTCGCCTCCCTGGAGAGAAGCGAACTCGGACGCGGAATACTTACGGTACACTGGCGAGGGACCTCCGTTTGGTTAGGTTCGGCAAGGGCGAGCAAGATTCCTGCAGGCACCTACTCCAGCAGCTGATAGGCCGAGATCGAGATCACCTCCACGCGACGGATCTCCACCCGACAGCTCTGTCTCTCCTCAGGATTGAAAGTACCGAGCAGGATGGTAATCGTACGCTCAATGTCCTCCATACTCCCTGCAAGCACTGTACTTTCCAGAGGCTCCACGCCGGGAGTGTATACGATGATCTTCGCCTCGATTGGCTTAGAGTTGTCGGGAGGATAGGACCTCCTTACCATTCGATACCTCCGAGAGGAGGTCGGTCCATGTCTATCTCAAGAAGAGGATTCTCTCGAACCATCTTAGCGACGGTCGGCTCTCCGGTATCGATAAGGAGCTTGAAGCCAGCGATCATACTCTTGTAGTCCTGCTCGTCGGAGACTTCGGTTAGTATGACCTGTCCTCGAACCGGGCAGACGTAGCATATGATAACTCGGCCTAGGTTCGAGTAGCGTTCATAAGCTACAACCCATCCTGCGGGTATCTCTATCACTTCTCTTCTCCAGAGGGAGGCACTCCCTGGAAGAAAGCGCCTCCCTAACGTCGGCTTAGAAATCGCAGATCTTGAGAGTACCGTCCGTCCGGAGGAATGACATCTTCCGGTTCTCCTCGTCTGTCTCGACTGCGGTGATCTCGAAGTCGATTCCTACGTTCCTCAGCTCAACTGCCTTACTTACTCGGGCGTCGGACACTTCGAGGAGTTCCCTTATTAGCTCCCTCCTCCTCGCGCTCAACTCCATGTATTCTTCCACCAGCGGGTTCATGTGCCGTCTCCTGACGGAGTACTGTCCGTCTCAGGTTCGCTCCTACGGTCTGCGGGTTGACTTCAAAGCCTTCCAGCAGCTGCTCCTCCAAGATGAAGTCTAGGAAGAGAGGGTCGTCGGCGTGGTTCCGACAAAGACTCAGTACGATCTCGTAAGCGTAGATCCAGTCGCTCGCCTCGACTACCTGCGGGTTCATTGGTGTAGTCTTCATCTCCGCTGAGCAGTACCGCGTGTAGACTCCCCAACGAATCCCATGCTCACCGAACACCCGGACCATGACCAGGGATGGGCTGATATGGGCGTAGTCCGTCTCGGACTCCAGGTACTGCGCGTTCCAGGTTTCCCGCACCCTCTGAGCCACCGCCTCAGCGAAGTCCCCGACTCCGTTAGGCCGGAACTCGAATAGACGTTGCGGTGTGAATCTCTGACCTCCAAACATGGGCTGTTTATTGCCGTACAGCATTCTGGTCTACCTTCCTAGCGGGTACCGTCCGCCGGTTCACTCCCTGGAGAGAATGGATCAGGGTCGCCCACTCGTAAGCGGACTCGGTCACTTCGAAGGCTGAGCCTTCCGCCAACGCCGCGTAGTCTTCTTCCAGGAAGTCGTAATCCCAAGGGAAGACCGTGGCGTACTCCCGGACGATATCGCGCAGTGGCGTCTTCGAGGGCCAGACGTAGGGGAGGTCCGGACCCTCTGTCCATCCCCACTGCCCGTACCAAGCTGGGTCCTTCCGGAGGAGGTTGCTGCGATGGCTCGCATGGTAGCTGACTGAGCACATCCACGCCGGAGCGTTGGAGCCTTCCCGGACGACCGGAAAGGCTCGGAAGCGTCCCAGCAGGTTTGCGCTGTCCGAACCGCCGATGTCCAGCCAGACCTTGCAAGCGCAGACGCCATAGAAGCGCAGGTAGTTCTCACTGCCGCGCCACTGCTGCACAGCCGGATGGTTCTGCCAGCCGTAGTCCGGACGAGTCAGAGCCTGGAGGATCTGCCAGGCTTCAATGCGCTGCTTGTTCAGGCGACGCCGGTCCAGCACATGCATGGACCGAATAAAGTCAGGGTAAGGGAGGAAGGTTTGCATCGTTATGGCTTCGAGAGAGCGAAGAGGACCAGCATACCGATAACCAGCCCGAACGTGAAGCAGATAACTCCAACAAGGATATAGTCCATGATTACCTCTCGTAGAATTCGTAGTGAGCCTGGGAGTGGCCGACCTGCGCAACGCGGTCGGCGAAGACCTTCTGGAAACGAGCCTCTCGCTCGGCCTGCTCCTCACGGTAGCCTCGCTGCTGGCGGCGATACTCGTACTCGACCGGCTCGATGTTCTCGCCTTCCCAGGTTAGACCGTCTTCCAGCCAACCCATTAGGGTGTTCGCTCGGGTCTCCGGGTCGGCGTTCAGGAAGCGAGAGCCTTCGTGATCCTCGTGATCGCAGACCGCCCAGAAGTATAGACCGATGTCGGTTACCGCGTTGAGCGTCCGCCGGATCCTCCCCATCGCGTCGCACCGGAAGGTGACCAGCTCGTCTTCAGTCAGGTCTCCCCAGCTGTCCTTCTCGCCGTTCTCCTTCAGCCACGCCCACTCGTTCAGGAGCACGTTCAGGATCTCAGGTCGCTCGCGGTCCATACTGCACCTCCACTTGCTCGGCGAGAATGCCGAGGCAAGCTTGTTGTGACGCAACCCGGCAAGCGAGGGTCCTTTTTGCTGCGAACTGGCAGGCATCGACCCACTCCTGCCAGCCGTATCTCTTAATCAAGGTATCCATGGAGGAGACCGCACCTCCATGGCAGAGTTGGTACAACAGCCAGTAATCCCCTTGCCGTGCAGGCACGAAGCCTCCTCGACCGCCGTAGGATTCAGGGCAGTGGTAGTAGCCTCCGGCGATGGCAGCGAGGGAGTAGGCCGTCGCCTCGGTCCACCGGCTCCAGTGCTGGAGGCTCTGGTCGTAGGGAGGGCAGGCGATGATGTCCCTCAAGCTCCAACGTTCCGCGTCCCGCTCGACGATGTCGCGGAGAGCCTCGCTGCTCAGCCGGGCGAAGGCTTCGAGGAACGGACGCATGTCCCGGTCGGTTAGTATCTTCATGGCCTTCCAAATCCCTTTCGTTCGAACGACTCCGTCCAGGTCTTCTTGCACTCAGAGCACGCGCAGTGCAGCTCCTCCCCTTCTCTCCAGATAGCGATCGCTTCGCTGAAGCAGCGCGGACATTCCTTCGGGATCCAGCGCCGGTTGACCAGGTTATCGTTATCTCCGAGTCGTCCCACGGACAGAACTCCATACATCCCCGCTCCAACGCGGGTTGTCTTTGACATCCTGCACCTCCTCGGCTATCCCTCACGTTGAGAGAACCGCAGACCACGCTTCCGGTTCCGACGTATGCCCGTCGGAGTTGGCTCTCCTCTTGGAGGAGAAGAATTCGGACGCTTGAGCGGAGCAATGGGAAGCTCCGTGTGGAGCAGTTCCATTCCCTGACCCGAGACCCACTCGGAGTAGATCCTGAAGTCGCCCAGAGGATGCCGATGCAGAGCCTCCCGCCTTGCCGTCTCAAGGTCCGGCTGGTTCCCTAGGGAATCCCAGCTCCCTCGCCGTTCGATCGTGTACTCCATTACCTTCGCCCTTCTCCTTGTCCTTCTTCCTCCAACGCGGCGAGATACTCGATCTGTTTCCTGGAGAGGATGATGTGGTTCCCTCCGTTCCGGATCTCGACTAACCCTTCGTACTCTCCCGGTAGAAGCCGCTTCGGGTAGGTCGCTATCTTGCAGTCCTTCGGACGATCTTCCCATTCGAGGACCAGGATCTTGTTGATACCGGCCACCTGAACCGCGTGAGGGAACTGCGACTCGACGATCTCCATCTGCAGCCGACCCAGCTCGTCCTGGAATGAGATTGCCGTGACCTCGGAACTGGGCACTGCCGGGTCGATCCCGACGATCCTAGGTAAGAGCTCAGACTTGGTCAGATCCCTCTTCCAGCTCCCTGGTCGGTATTCGTAGGACTCCATCTCTCGACGTAGGATCTCGGCGGCTTCAGGGTTCGAGAGCATACCCTCAGAGAAGAGCCGGAATAGACGGTGGAGAGGGGTATCCTCCTCCTTGTCAAGTTCTAGGGTCGCCGGGTCCAGGGACTTCATCTCATACCAGTTTCCGAACTGATCCTGGACCTGAAGAGGGTTATCGTAACCCTGCCGCTTGAAAGCCTCGCGGAGTGCGCTGAGAACCATGAGAGATGAGAATCGGAACTTTTGGTCTGCCATCGGTCGTTCTCCTTCTGGAAGAAAGATGTCGGTCTTCTCTACGAGCTGGAAGTGGTTCCTAGGAGCCGGGGACCAGGAAGAGCGTGTCCTTGGCACGGGTTACGGCCACGTATCGGAGGTTGGTCTCCTGCCGACGCTGCCACTCCTGGCTGCTCTTGCATTCGATCTCCGGGTTGAGCCAGAAGACGCGCTCAGCTTCCAGACCCTTCGCTCGGTGAATCGAGGACATGACCACCGCGTTCCGGCTGGAGGCATCTCCGCTCTCGAAGAGCGTGTTGATCCGAGCGATCAGGTCGGTCACTGAGTCGGCGTCTTCCGCCAGAACTCGGACGCATTCCGCCTTGTCGGAGATCAACTGCACGGCGGTCTCCTCTCGGTTGGTTCCGGCGACCTTCGCGGTCTCCTTCGCTACCCAGGCGTCCACCTTGATCAGCAGGTCGTTCACGTCGGTCGCCTGGAGCTTCTGAACCAGGGTGACCAGACCCTGCCCGATATCGCGTCCCCGAACCACCGCCTTCATCCCGCGACGGACCAGCCGGAAGGCTACGCTAAGTAGCGGAGCGTTGCAACGGCAGACCATCATATCCCCTGGAGAGAGGAGAGCTTCAGCGCGGCTCTCGGAGACAGTCTCCACATTGCCGTGCTTCGCTTCAGGGAGTGCCTGGATCGAGGGAACATACTGCTGAGCCTTCGTCACCACCGCCTTCGGGCAGCGTCGGGTCACGGTCAGCGGGAGCTGCTGAATACGCTTATGCGTTCCCTCCAGCAGCTTGCAGAAATTGTCGATACTGTTCACGTCGCTACCTCGGAACCCGTAGATCGCCTGGTGGTCGTCCCCGACCACAACCACGCGTCCACCCGGTGCCAGCAGCCGGAGAACCAGAGCATGCTGGACCCGGTTCAGATCCTGCGCTTCGTCCACGAAGATCACGTCATACTTCCGAGTCGGCAGGTTCAGGACCACCGGGAGCCAGAGCTGGTCGTTGTAGGACACGACGCCGGTTCGCTCTCTGGAAGAAAGGAGCACCTGAGGGACCAGCTCCAGAGCAGCATCTTGGTGTCCGCCTAGCTCCACCTCGTGCCGCTCGGCGATGTCCAGTAGGGCGTTCGGGTTAGTTCCGTCCAGGAGGTAACCCTGCGCCAGCTCTACCAGCCTCTGGGTTACGGAGAGCATCTCCCGGTAGTCCTCGTTGGTCAGCCGACCCGGAGGACACAGCTCGGTGATCAGGTTCTTCACCTTGGAATCATCCACCAAGACGCCAGGAAAGGCCGACTTAACCGTGCGGAAGCCGATCGAGTTCAAGGTGCAGACCGTGGCGTTGTCCGGAGCACCTTCTTCAAACTCCCGGACGATCTGCTTGTTGAAGGCGAGGTAGAGGATCCGAGCGGACTTCGGGAGGACGCCCATACCAACACGGCAGGTGAAGGACTTCCCTGTTCCAGCGAGTGCCTTGACCACCACATGGTCGTCGCTGTTGGCGAGAGCGTTCCAGATCGTCTCCTGCTCCGGCGAACCGACCACGCCTTCGGGTAGCTCGACCGACTTAGCGGGAGCAGGAGCCTTCCACTGGCCGACCTTCTCTGGAGCAGAGGGAGTCTCCACCGGATTGATCCAGATCTTGCTCTTATAACCCTGGCCGTTGGTCCCCCACTGCGAACCGTTCGCGTCCGGCTTCATGTCGAAGCCTTGGGAGCGGCGGAGTGTCAGGTGCTTATTGTAAGCCTCGGCGCAAGTGGACCAATCGCCGCGAGCCACCTCAACGACGGAGTGCTCGTTCCATCCGCCCTTCCCGTCGCTCTTGTAGCGGAACTCGGTGACGGCCCAGAGGGTGGAGGGTCCGACCTCGACGTGCTTCGGGCAGTGCTCGTGGACAGTCTTGCGCGTCTCCGGATCCCACAGGATCGAGTCGCCCTTGGAGATCGGAGTGGGGCAGTGCTCGCACTTGCCTCCAGAGAACTTCGAGACGATCAAGCGAGCATTGGTCAGGTCCATCGACATTCTACACCTCCTCGGCCTGCCCGGATCGGCAGGACCACGCTTATTATGGCGCAACCCGGCAAGTTTGACTTGGCTACTTTCGCTGGTCGAGTTCCTCGCGGCTTGCGCTGGAGTAACCACACTTGCAGACAGATCCGAGCGGACAGCCGCAACGACCGACCGGCTCCCTCTCCTGACGCTCCCTCTCGGCCTGCTCCTTCTCTCGCTGATCCTCGTCCAGGCGAGCCGTAATTCTCTGGAGAGGAGTGACCTTGATCCCGTAGATGTCAGCGAGGACCTCCCGAATGTAGTCCTCCACTGGCCTGCTCTCCAGGAGGTTCTGGACGCGGGTCCAGAAGGCGTCCTCCTCCGGGTCCGGAGGCTCTTCTGTCACCCTCAGCTCCAGGAGACTCGCCGGAGGCTCAGGGATCCGCTGACTAACGACCGCATCCCAGACGTGGCCGAGAAGGCAGGGAGCCTCAATCCGGTCTCGAACAATTGCACCGGTCTCGGTGACAATGAAGACAGAGTGTCCGCTGCCACGCTCAACGGCAACCACGGGACCGGAGACATCCCACTCGCGGTCATGCAGGCGGACCTCAGCGTGAGCTCCCCAAACCCTCCGCATCTCCTGCAGCTCGGAGATTAAGGCGTCTAGGTCAGCCATCGGTTCGCCCCAGGTAGTGCGTGATACCTCTCATCACGCCGGTGATGCCTCCATGGACCGAACCGCCGTAGATCTTACCTTCCGGCGAGACTTGCTTCAGTTCGTAGTGATCCTCGTAAGTATCCAGGATCAGTATGGGTTTATTGTTCCTCCACCACTGGAAGGTGAAGATGGTCTTGTTATACTTGCCGTACTGAGGGGCGTACATCCTAGGCATGTCCAAGCCTCCGGCTCGACACTCTCGGAGAACCGCTCCGGCGCGGAGGCAGATGCTCTCCGGGAAGCATTCATCATACTTCGCCTCAACCTCTGCGATCAGCTCCGCTGCTGTACGCTGGTAACGCGGCTCCCGGATTAAGCTGAGGATGGCCTCTCGTACCGATTCGCAGGCGAGTACAAACTTGGTCTTCTTCACTAGGAACCTCCCGGCTTACGTAGAGGGATGGTGCGGCGAGGTTGGGGAGCACTCGCCGGTTGTTTCTCAGCCTCGGTCCGACGCAGCAATTCTTGCTGGTTGTGCCAGTCGGCGAGGGGACAGTCCAGCTCTCGAACGAGGATAACTGTCTCGTTCATCTGGAAGGTGCCGGATATCCAGTCGTGTCGAGGATGATCGAGCTGGAGACCGACAGTCTTGAAGTGGTAGTTCCCGTCCTGGTCAGGCCTGGGGAGGGAGACAGACTTCACCCGAACGACGTCCACCTGGGCGTAGGTGTCTTCGAAGACGAAGCAATCGTTGGGCTGAAGCTGGGAGGCGAGTTTCCTCCCAACGAAGATAACACACATACTAGACCTCCTCTGGAGGGAGAGGAGGTGCCTCTCCTGGAGAGAAGAGGCACCGGAGACGGAAGCCGGAGGGTTACTTCGCGGCGGCTGCAGGCTTGGCCGGGATCCGGCGACCTCCCGCAGGACTTGCCGTCGCTGCCGGCTTCGCAGCAGGCTTCGCAGCAGTCGCGGGCTTCGCAGCTGCTGCAGGCTTGGCCGCAGGCTTAGCGGCTGGCTTCGCAGCCGGTTCGGTCGGAGCCGGTGTCGCGATCGCCTTGAACTTGAAGTGCTCCCGCAGGCCAGACTCGACCCCGTTCAGGCTGCGGTTGAAGCCAGCACCTCGAATGCCGTGCTCCTTGAACTTTGCACGCAGAGCCGGAATCGCTCCGTAGAACGTGGTTGCCGTGTCCTTGTTGAAGGGGACGTACAACCAGCTGGAGATGTCAGCCGCCTTGCCCCAGCTGCCGTCCACGATCGCAGCCGCTCCCTCGATCGCGTCCTTCCCCTTCGCCTTCAGGATCTCCGCCACTCCGAAGTAGAACTTGTCCGCCACTCGGAGCACGATCCCGCCCTTACCCGGTTCCGGCATCTGGCTGATACCCGTCCGGCTCGCCTTCTTCGTCCGAACCGCCTTCTCGGCCACCGGCTCTTCCGTTGCTGCTGCTGTCGTCTTCGCCACGCTTGCCTTACCCTTCTCCGCAGGCTTACCTGCGGCTGTCGCTGCCTTCCCGGCTGGTGCCGGTTCCGGCGTTTCCTTCTTCTTCCCTGCTGGCTTCTCTGGAGTCGCCCGGAGTTCCGCCAGTACCGGCTCTGGCACCCTCCAGCCGGTCTCAGGTACTGCCCCTACCGCCCTGCCCGTCTTGACATCGAATCGGATATCCAGAGCAGGCTCGCTCGGGTCCGCCTTGTTCTCGAACTTCAGGACGACATGCTTGTCGTCCAGTCCGGCTACAGTTACGCTCTCGGATTTACCCGCCAGCTTGCCATAGCCTTCGATAACAACTTCCGTCCCGACCGCTTTCTTGTTCGCCATAGTTATTCTCCGGGTGAGAGGGGAGGAACGCTCAGCGTTACCAACCTGGGCGAGTGGTGCTCCTGGTGAGGCGCAACACTGAACGCTCCTGCCATTGTTAGGTTCGTTACTCGCACACACGCTTCCTGCATACGCAGGAGATTATTCCGGTAGATCCATTCCCATCGCTCGAACGAGGGCGTCCTCTGCCTTAGCCAGGTGACGCGCCAGCTCTTCCAGCACATCCTCAAAGCCTACATAGAGGCTCTCCAGGTCGGAGATCCGAGTGAGCCGGAGTGAGAGGATCTCCTGCTCTTCGGTCATCTCGCTCGGCATGTGCTCGTTCCAGTCCTCGTAGGCTTGACGATGTACCTCCAGCTGCCCTGTTGCCTCTTGCACTTGACTCAAGGTAACGGCCAACTTAGTTAGATCATGACGGGCATCCGACAGGATCCGACCCAGACACTCCCGACCCTCTCTTACCTTCGCTGCTCGCGCTGCTGCGCTCATCGCTCTCGGCATGGTTATCTCCGTTTCGGCCACCTTGCAGGCCTAGTCGAGACCCGGTTCGCGCCGGGTAGACGGAGGGACTAGCGTCCCTTCCGAAAGGTGAGGACTCGAACGCCTCGGTATCTTCTAGACTTCTGACGCTTCTCCTCAACCCGTTCCATTCGAGCCAACTCCTCGATCATCCACTTCCTGTCCTGGTCAGTTAGTTGCAGCCTCATCGGAATCCTCCTCGCCGCCGGGAACATTCCCGACACCCTTATTATGACGCATCCCGGCAAGGGTGGCTGGAATATTCTCCGAGCCACCCTCTGGAAGGAAGGCTACTCCGGGAGCTTGTCGTCCACGCGGAGGTCGGCCTTCTCGCCTTCCGCCTTGCCACCGAAGTAAGCATCCAGATCCAGCTTGCCCGAGTTGCTGCGGCTCGGAGCTGGCTTGATCCCCATCTCCGCCAGGACCGCATCCAGCCAAGCACCCTTGGACGCCCGAACCAAGGCGAAGGTCTCGGCGTTGCCCGTCGCCTTCCCGTAAGCCTTGCCACTACGCTCAGCCTCGATCTCCACGGCACGCTTGTGGATCGACACGGTGAACCCCTCGGCGAAGGAGCGGTGCTTCGGAGTCCAGCCGCTCCCGCAAGCCTTCCGAGCCAGATGCCGGACACTCTTCAGGAGCATCTCAAAGGTGGCTGCTGCGATCGCCACGTCCAGAGCCTCCCCAATGAAGGACAGGATGCTGGCCTTCTCTCCAGGAGAAGTCGCGTGCCGGACCCGGCTGATCATGGGTCGGGTTTCGGTCAGGACCCCGACGGCGACCGCCAGGTTCTGCTCGAAGAAGGCGATGTGCTGCCGCTTGCGGTTCTCTCCTGCGGCGGTCTTCTCGCCCTTCTTGTAGGCCTTCTTGCCTTCGGCGACCGGGTCAACCTTGAGTGCCTCGACGTCGGCCATGGACACACCCCACTTGTCCATCAGCTTCCGAGCCGTCGCCATGGCCGCGAGTGCTTCGTTCTCACCGGCGTTGTCCGCCAGGTTCAAGAGGTCCCTGACCGCCTTCACCTTCTCTTCGCCCTGCAGTCCGCCTTTCCCCTTCGGTGCGTCCGGAGTAAGCTCCGGCTCGACTACTGGATCAGCCACCGGCTCAGCGACAGGAGCTTCGACCACCGGCTCGCTCTCTGGAGCAGAGGACTCCTCCGCCACGGGAGCAGGCTCCAGGGCGGCTCGGAGAGCGTCCTTCGCCTCATCCTTGAAACCGCAGAACGTCTGACCCTTCTCATACTCTTGCTGAAAGCAGACCCCCTTGCGAATAAGGGAGCCGAGCACTGCTGCTGAGGACTTGTCACCGCAAGCAGCGAACGTCCAGGGCGTGCTGTCCACTCCCTTGTCGGAGTAGTCCGTGCCGTGGTGGATCGTGTTCACCAGGGCGGCTTCCTTCACGGTCAGGGTCACTTCAGTTCCGTTAGTCAGTACGAGCTTCATCCTACACCTCCAGAGTCTTGGGCGGACTGGACTGTCGCCCACCTTATTATGCCTCAAGTCAGCCTTGCCGGGTTGGATTATTATTCAGCCGACCCTCGATAGAACCATTCTATACCCTGCTCTCGCAGGAGCGTCCGGCGAAGGTTCGCTCGGATCGCCCTCCGCTGCCGGTCGGCCAAACGCCCGACCTGCCCGATACACCCCCTCAGGAGCATCTGCTCAAGGAGGTAGTCTTCCCAGTCCTGGTCCTCATCCACGTAGCCTAGCTCGCAGTAAACCAGCCCCTCCAGTAGGATCCTCTCCTCCAGGCTACGCATCGTCTCCTTAGAGATCGCGTTGCAGTCACGCCAGGGATGCTCCTCCTCCATCCAGGCTGCAAATCTGCCGTATCGGCCTGGGCTGCGATCGAAGACTTCCTGGATCGCGGCAGCGACAGAATCCGAGTTCAGGACTGCGCCCTTCTGTCCGAAACCAGCGCACAGCTCCCTCGTCTTCATGAAGTCCAGACGGAGCCGGGTTCCGGCATCCTGGACCAGCAGCTGTTTTCCGTTCGACTGGAAGGTGAAGTATCTGACACGCATGGCGTCTCTCTGGAAGGAAGGGGAGCCGGGTCAGTCCCCGGCTCAGGAGTGGGAACTAATGGAAGAAGATCCAGGTAGAACCGGCGGAGGTATTCAGGCAGGCGAGGTACTCCTTCATACGCTCCAGGTCTTCACCCATCCAAGCCCAGGCGTTCAGCAAGATGTCGTCCTTGTTGGAGCCACCCTTGATCCCCAGCATCCGGTTGGCGCGGAGGAGGTCCTTACCGCGAGCGTCGTACCGGAGGCAGCGCTTGAACCTCGCGATCTGCTGGACGAGCTTCTGCTTCTCGGCGTAGGCTTCCTCGCCGCCAGCCTCAGCGATCGCCTGCTCCTGGAGCAGAGCACACTCCAGGTCGGAGTGGAACCGCTCCAGCTCGTCGGAGCACTCGGCGAAGGCCTTGACCTCGGCCACCTCAGCCAGGTGCTGCAGAGGCTGGTTGGTGCGGAGGAGGTTCCCGGAGAGGATCCGGTCGGTGCGACGCTGGATGTACTTCGCGGCGAGAGTCTGGAATTGCTCCTCGCTCTCGGAAGCGTAGGCCACTTCGACCAGATCCAGGGACTGACGCCAGACCATCTCCTTCAGGAGAAGGCTCTCGCCTTCCCAGCCCAGGACGTAAGCGAAGCCTTGGTTCTCAACACGAGCAGCGAACTCCGCAGCCTTCTTGTCGTAAGCCTCGCGGAGCCGGCTGGCAAAGCGGATCATGTCGGTGGACTTCAGGGACTTCAGTCGGGCGAACATTCTACACCTCCGGACCAGGGCGGAGGGAAGATTCCCTCCGCCCTTATTATGCCTCAATTCATCCTTGCCGGGTTGCGTTATTCTAGCTCGCCAGAGGATTCTTCGTCCCCGCCTCGTATCCCAGCTGGTACGCTCCAGCTGCGCAAGTGGCGCACTGCTTAAGAGTATCCACCCAGTCCAACGCCACGTCCTCTGCTGGGACCAGTACGATATACTTAGCTGGACCGTCCCCCTTAACCACGTCTACGGTCTCCAGCTCCGCATTGCGGAAGCCGAGCACCGTCTGTATTGACTTCAGTACCGCCTGCGCTTCCCCTTCTTCATGGTACCTCCCTGCCTCTATCTTAGCTGCGTCTGCCACGTCTCGGCTCCTTCCTCTTCGTAACCTGGGAGAGAATCTCCCACTCTTCCGGGTTGGTCACATCTTAGGTCTGCACGACAGTGACCCGGCTCCCGTAGTTCCCCGAGACCAGGACGGGCATTCCTCCACTCTTGTGCCGGATGACGTCGCCCACCTGCAGGTCTCTCATTTCCTCTGGCTTCAACTCCTGGTCCTCTCTAGCGATAGGTCGCTTCTTCGAATTCGTCTACCAGGTCATTCACCTGGGACTGGCTGAACGGAGTACCCTTCGGAACGCTAATCGTAAGCTTCTCTTCATTGTACAGGAATCCGTACCCGTAGGTGTCGGCTATCCAACGCTGGAATCCTTTCAGGTCCCTGAGAGATTCGAAGTCGTACCCGATGGGTGCCGTCTCGACCGTCTGCTCTTCTTCCTTCACCGCGTTACCTCCCTAATATAACCAGGTGAGGGTGAGCGTTCGTATGATCGCTCATAATTAGAATACTGCCGGACTGCCAGCGTCCACTCAGGCCTGGGTGAATCTCCATCTGCTGGACCTCCTCCCAGATTTCGTGGATATGCTCCTTCTCGGACTCGTACTCCCCCTCAGCGTAGTACTTCCCGCTCGGCTTGAAGTAGGTGAGGGTTACTTTCGTCTTCATCGCGTCCTCCTACCAGCCGGTAAGGTACCCGGCGACGAACCCGCCTGCCCAGGTAGTGAGGTGCTGGATCATCGGCTTCCCTTCGTCTTCGGGAGCGAACTCCAGCTGGATCCCAATGCCGCTTGCCAGATCCCAGACGTCCACCGCCAGCTGAGGATGGACCTCTTGCACCTTCAGGAAGTCCGGATGCTGCCTCAGCTCCTTCACTGCCTCTTCCGCCTGCTCCGGGTCCAGGCTCTCCGCTAGGACCGCGTGCTTCATGTCTTCGTGCGCCACTCGCTTCTCCTTCTCAAGAGCCGGGTGTCCTCTGGAAGGAAGGACACCCGGCGTGTTCTATGTTAGACTTCGTCGAGGAACGCTTGTATCCCTTCCTACTCCAGTTCGAGTAGGACGCTGGTCGCCAGCCGATGGATCCGGGCACTCGCCGCTCTCATGGCAATGTTATAACCGGCGATCAGTCCGGCGACTTCACCACGGTAGTAGTCCTCCGAGTGCTGCAGATCATCAGACCGCATGTTAAGGTAGTACCCGTTAGGGACGTTCTCGTGGATCCCTTCAATCGGCTCGACCAGGACGCGGATTGCGTGACCTTCCCAGATAGCTTCAAGGACCATCTCCGCCGCGTCTTCCTTGGTGACCTCTCCGACTCGAACCATTCTACACCTCCGAACTGGCGACAAGAGCGTCGCCCACCTTGTTATGGCTCGAACTAGCCTTGCCGGGTCGCGACACGCTCCAAGAGCTTATGGTAAGATTGACACGGGAAAACCGGAACCTTTGGTGGGCCGAATCAGCGATTCAACCCCTTAATGACAATAAGTATTAAGAAAGAAATAATCCTTAAGATAGTAAAACAATAAGGCTGTCGAATTGAGGGAATTCCCGCAATCCAACAGCCTTTTGAGGGGTAGTTTTCCCGTTTTGGGGGGTCAAACCTTCCCGTTTTCCCGTGTCAATCCGGGAATTCCGCGTTATACCGTCTTCGGAATGGTCAGCTCAACAAGCTTTTCGGCGCTGTTGTAGACCACCTTGAAGCCCATGACAGCTCCCAGTTCACTCACCCGGACGAATGCCCTTCCTTCCAGGAGACGAACCTCCACCGGCTTGACGACGCCGTCGATGGTCAGCCGAGCGATTCCCGAAGGCTTCGGAACGTCGTCGCCAGCTTCCGAAATCGCCTTGCCGTCCATGATCTCCTGCACCCACCGGAGGTAGGTCTTCCAAGGGAAGCTCCCGCCTGGGTCGGTGTGTCCTCCAGGGATGGCCAGAGCGCGGCTGACGTCGCCATGACCGCAGAACCCTCGAACGTCTCGGTCGGTCTTGACCCTCCGGATTTCGGTGTCCGTCAGTCGACGCGCCGGGATGCCGTACTTCGGGCAGATCACCGTCGCCGCCAGGTAGGCCGAGTTCAAGAGCATCTGCTCGGAGTACTCGTCTCCCCAGTCCGAGACGTTCTGCTTCGCGTACCCGGCGTGCTCGATGTGGATGCCGTGGGTGTTCATGCCCTTGGCTCCAGCGCAGAGATCCTTCATCTGAGCGGTCTGGACCACTGAGTTCGAGTCTACGCAGAAGTGCACACTGGCAGTGCGACCCCCCGCGCCGTTCTTGAAGTAGTTCGCCACCGACTCGGCGGTGTCTCCCTTCTCCGGTGCTTCCATCGTATGGATAACGATGGCTCGCTCATCCCTCGCGCCTTCCGACTTGGTCGTGACGCTCCGACTCTGCACGAACTTGCGGTCAACCGCCGCCTTCTGGGCTATTATTAACGACGCCATTGCCTGCTCCTTCCCGAACATTGACGGTATCGACCGAGTCGGTCTGAACCGTCGGGTGCTGCTTCGGCTCGCTCTGCTTCATGAAGCCGATCAAGCCTGTCGGTATCCCGGCTGCTGTAATGATTAGAGCCTCCGAGACGTCCTTCCCGATGGAGTAGAGGTAGAATATCCCTACCCACAGGAGAAGATCGATCAGTAACAGCCCGAGGATGATGATCAGATTCATCGTCTCATTGGCTGTCCTTCTGCATTTGGCTTCTTGCATCCTCCAGTTCCTTTCCCCAGAATGGAGCATCGAGCTTCGCGTACTCCTGCTGGAGCATGATCTCCACCGTATCGATTCGATGTATGACCTCTTCCAGTCTGAGTCGAATCTGGTCCATATGCATGTCTGGCATCTGTATCAGACTCAGAATTGCTCCGGTCAACGCTCTTACGAACACCATCTCCGCGAATATGTAGCTATTCATCCTGAGAAGCTTGTCGTACTTTACGTCCAGATTGTCGAGTCGGGTCACCTCCCGTTCTAGCCTTGTTAGCAGCTCTTGGTTGATTCGACCTCGGTCGTCAAGCTGCTTCTCTCCCAGAGATTGCTTCCCCTTCATAAGCTGAAGGAGAAGATTAGCTACCGCGACGATCAGGGCACCTATGACCCCGTAAGTGACCTTGTCTTCCATTCCGTTCCTTTAGTTCCTAAGCGCGACCCAAGGGATAATCGTGTTGGCTGTTCCTCCTCCTAGAGTAAGCGTGGACGGGAGAGGGAATTGTGCAGCGTAGTATCGATGCAGGTAATTCCCGTTCAGTCCCCTCGCCTGCTCGGTGCTAGACAACGCGACGCCATTGATTCGAGCGACCGTGTTATCGAAGACGATGGCGAGATAGTAAAGTCTCCCAGCTCGAAGCTGAACTGCAGCGAAAGCAGCCGAAACGGATCCTGCAGCTGGGCAGGCCGTAGACCCGAGGGAGACCAGCCGGTTCCCGTCTTCGTCGTAGATCCCGATGTCGTAGTTCCCGCTCTGAACTCCGCAGGACCAGTTGAAGGTGTCCACCAGCTGATCATCTGTAGGACGAACCGGAGAGAGGTAGGCTCGGTTGGCCGTCGGAGTAAGGCTGGTGAGTGCCTGGAGACAGGGGTCGTTCCCGGTGAGGGTATTCAAGGCATCGTTCGTCGGCTTCGCTCTCCTCTGGGGAAGATCCAGGTTGATCCGCCCTTGAGGTAGGTTGTTGATCGAGGTGGACTGCGAAACGCCCATGACCACTGAGCTGCAGAGCACGCTCCCCGAGACCGGAGCCACGTTGGTTGCCGTCGCCGCAAACGTGCCGTCCGGCTTCCTCCATACATACCGGGTGGTGCTCGCTGCTAGCCCGTCGGCAGTAGTGATCCGTACGACGCTGGAGGTCTTCTGGAGCTTCACTCCAGCCGCCCCTCCGACGAAACCTCGACCTGTAGACATGTCCAGGGCGACCTGCCCGACCACCTGGGAGGCGTTCCAGTCCGCAGCAGCCAGGATTCCGATCCCGGTCCTCTCGGCCAGCCCGACCAGGAAGTCCTCGGCTTCCTGGACCACCTTATCCCAGTCCGTCCGGGTGACAGGGACATCCACTCCTCCGGAGAGGAGCCATTCCATAATTGCCGTGTTAGCCATTAATAGCCTCCGTCGCAGAGAGTTGCCTGCCCTAGAGGAGTAACTCCCAGGACCCAGCAAGCGTGGATCGTGCCGGAGTCCGAAACTCCTCCAGCAGTGATGAAGCTGTCCGAGCCAGCTTGCGATGGCATTCTCTGGGAGAGAGGGACCATTCTATCCAGAGAGAGATGTAGGATGCGCTGCTCCGTCCTACGCATCGGGTTTCTCAGCATTACCTTAACCTCCGAGCACCAGCGATGGTGCCATGCTGCCAGACTCCGGTTTCCGGGCTGATGGCAACTTCATGCTTCACCGTCTCCACTACCAGTCGGACTCCGTCGGGGAGTCCTTCGCTCTCCATGCCGGAGACCTCCAGCTCGTCCTTCCTCCCAACAGCCGGGTTGACCCAGAAGGGGAAGGTCGCGTCGTCCTTCAGAGCGAGCAATTCCTGGGAGAGAGAGTTCGCCTTACCCGTTACGCGAGCGCGATCGGTCGTACCAGGCATGTCCTCTTGGTGGTAGATCCGGAATGGGGAGTACCTACCGCTCAGGATGGAGTTCTCGGCAGGCCAGTCTACTACCCAGGCGGCGACTTCCTGATCTCCGATGTCCTTCCCTGTAACTGCCACCGCCGTCGCGCTATCGAGATAGTCCGTTGTTACGGTCACACTCCTCGGACGCTCCTTCTTAACCGCCCACGCCCTTGCCGTGACCTGATGTACCACGCCAGTGGTATAAAACCTCGGCACCGTGAAGAGCACACCTAAGTCGTCTGCACCGCACTCCAGCTGGAGCGGATCGAACATCTCCTGGAGAGAACCGAACTTCGGACTCCCAGGCTTGGTCATAATCGTTGGGCGTTCGGGTCGACCCTGCTCGATCAACTGGTTCCCGAAGAAGTGCCAGCTCCGACGGCTGGCGTCCCATCCTTCACTGGAGAGCACCCAGTCCGCTGCCGCGTTGGCGGTGAGAACGTCGAGCGAGCGGACATCGAAGAGGGTCCACTTCAGGGCGTTCCAGAGTCCGGCCGCAGAGATTGCCGTGAGCACCACCTCGGTGTATCCCAGATGCAACTCGCGGGTTATCGCGCTGACGTAACCGGTGAAGACGCGGGTCGTGGTCGTCACCCCGTCGACGATCTCTTTGATGTCCACCGCGATCTTACGCAGTCGGAGGTTCTGATCCCAGTCCGAGACCGGCACTCGGAACTTCAAGGTGCAGGTGCCTCCGGAGAGTTCCTTCGGCTTGTCCACGCTGGCGTAATAGAGGAAGGAGTCCCAAGGCGTCGAAGTGCCGGAGCCGAGTAGGCTGCTGATGAAAGGGTAGTAGAAGTACGTTGCCTCCAAGACAGGAGAGTCATGGAAGACGAAGGGAGTTCCCGCGACGTCGCTCTTGGTGAAGATTGCGCTAAAGCTGGCTATCCGGTCTACTCCTACGCTGGTGTCCGAGTAGGTGACGGAGGTGCCGGAAGGCTCATGGCTGATCGAAGCAAAGCTTGCCGTTGCAGCCGGACGACTAACGCCGGTGTTCCTCTGCGGACTCTGCCAGTCTGAGTTGACGAAGTCGACCTCATGCACTCCGAAGAGGAAGCTTGTCCCCTCGCTGGTAATCTCGAACTTACCTGCTGGCACCTCCGCTCGGTAGATGCTCTTATTCTTCGGGTAGTTCTTGTAGTTCCGACCTTCGTCGGTGCTGATCGAGATCCTGCCGTTGAGGCAACGGATGATCATCCGCATCTCGTCGACCTTGCCGTATCCCCCTTGGTAGGAGACACTCCCCAGATCCATCGCCGTCTGCATCCCCCCGGCTCCGTCTTCTTCCAGGAGGCTGGCCGTGCCATGGGCGAAGAGGATAGCGAAGGCTCCGGTTCCGAAGGTGAAAACGAAGTACGGAGCGACCCCGTAGTCGTAATCCACCGGAGGCTTACTCGCCTGCAGCGTCAGACAGAAGGTGGGGTTCTCCTTGACCGTGTAGTTCGAGATCGCGGTGGTGTAGGGTCCATCCGCATCGGGCTGACTCAGCCGACTTACGTACTCTCCAGAGTCGGAGTACCACTCCTCCAGGTAACCGCTGTTGACCGTCCAGTCGCTGAGAAGATTGTCCGACATGTAGACGAACGGAGACATTACCAATCCGATGCCGTCGATTCTCTGGAGAAGAGGAACCCCGTCCGCATCGACAGGGAAGGCACCCATCTCGCATAGCTCATCCATAGGGTACCACCACTGGAACCCTCGGTCGAGCATGCGCGGCTCTCCGTGCGCTTCGTCGCTTACCGTTACACTGACACTCCAGCCGTTGTTTACAGCCATGTTCCCGTCCCGTCCTTCTTTAGGTTTCGGCAGCGGAGGTCGTGAAGGTCCACGTCCGTGTCCGCATACACGACATGCAGGATGGAGTCGTCACCTTGGACGAAGGAACCCGACCCGAGGCTGTCGTCGGCGATCACTGTAGGACCTCCGACGATGTCCAGCACAGCCGCCGAGGTAACCTGGCTGACTGCAATGCATAGCTTCTCATCCGACACCCGATGTAGTAGTAAGACCTGCCCTCCCTTGAACTTGGTGCGGTTAATGTCAAGGATTCGATAACCAGGCAGCGCGGAGACTATAGTGGCCACACTCCAGCTCCCTCCTGCGTTGCGGCTGACAGTCTGGTAGACGTCCCCGCCCTTCTCGTATATTATGAAATGATGGTTGGCGTCGCTGACGAAGTGCCCTACGCTATCAACCCCTGTTTCCAGGACGATGCTGCTTACTCGAACCTGCGGATTGTCGGAGTTATACTTATGAACCCGCAGGTCGTCGTTCTCTTCGATATGAGCCAGGATCTTCCGACCGCCCATACTCTTCGCCATCGCCATCCGGTTGGTGTCCTGGCGAACGCAAAGGCCGAGCACTGGATCGTAAGTGAATCCTTCCGGACAGGTCGGCGCAGCACAGTCCACGAAGCAGGGAGGACCTGTGAAGCCGGGAGGACATCCAACCCTGGGATCCTCGAAGCATCCGAGTGGAGTGCTGTGAGTTCGGGTTAGGTACCCGATCGAGGTACACTCATCCTGACTGTTGTCGTCCACTCCAGGCCGATAAGCGTGCGAGTCGAACTGAATCGAGCTGCACCAGTAAGAGCTAGGAGTCGGAGTACCAGGCATCCCTGGGATCTCTAAGTTGTCCGCCACGGTATAGGCTGCTCGGTGGTCCGCTGGGCAGTTATAGGATCCATCTGCTCCAGGAGGTTCCGAGGGGTCCGCCGGAGTGGCGTGCTCCCCGAATCCCGTCGGGCAACCCTTCCAGATGTAACCTCCCTGCGAATCATCAGCAATAGTAAGATCCTTGCAGGTCTTATTATAGCGACCGAATCCGGTGTAGCTTGAGTTCCGATGCTCGTTGACGCTGCTGACCAGCATCGCGCATCCGTACTCCAACCAAACCGGCGTCATGATCCAGATTGCGTCGGGATTCGTACGCCAGGGATCCGTTGGTCGATCCTCTGAACATGCTGGAGAGAAGTCGTTATAGCAGGGGTTATCGATACGGCAGTCGATGTAGACTCCGTCCTTGTCCACGCAGTAACTATAGAACCCGTTCGAGAGTCCCTCCGGCATGTTCAGAGGCAAGCTAACCGGTGCGAGTGAGAGGCAGTAGGGAGTGTAGTCCATCCGCTTGTTCCTGGATGGAAACGTCGGGTGATCCAGCGCTCCAGCAGTCTCGCACGCGGTTAGGGTCGGTCCGGCCTGGAAGTAGCCACTATAAGGAGACTCATCCCAGTGGTTGGTTTCTCCAGCGTTCAGGTGGTAGTTGTCGCACTGCATACGGCAGGTGTCGAAGCTCTCGCAGGCCAGAACACCCGGCCCACAAGAGGTGCCGTGAGTATACTCATAGCAACACTCCTTCTCGGTCGGGTTCCAGACCCAGCCGAGGGTGTTGCCTACGGTAATGTGACTGCAGAGCGGCGTGCTGGTGGCCACCTTCTACTCCTCGTTCCCTTCCTGGAGAGAAGCCTGCGCAGCTGCTGCAGCTTCTTGCTCTTGCCTGCGCTTCTTCGCCAGGGCGCACTCCTCGCAGTGGAAGCGAAGGTAGTAGATAACGTAGCGCAGCTTCCTCCCGCCAGGATCGACGCTGGGAGTGTCTAGAGGTTGTAGAGTGACCACGCGGGTCTCCGCTCGCCCTTCGGGGTCGTCTACGAAAGCGGAGACGTTGAGCGCGTCCAGAGCGGAGAAGGTCTTGCCGTCCGGGGACGCCTTCACTACCCACTCCAGGAACATCCTCCCACCCTCGACGAAGACCGCCAGGTCTCCTCCTTGCGCCTTTGCGTTGGCCGGTATGACATCCCAGCCCACCTGCTGGAGGAGAGAGACCATCTCCACCGGCTTGGTCGTGTAGGGGATGTGAATTCCAGCTGCCCAGGCTGTTCTCCAGAGGAACATCGCCCCTCCTCCCGCAGGGAAGGGAGGATGCTCCGTGCGGCACCATTTCGTCACCTCACCCATTAACTGGCGATCGCGAAGGGTTGCTGCCAGTATTGCCAGATTCGTCATCTCCATCGCCGCTCTCCTATCCTCCACCGTACGGAGTCACTCCTCCGTCGATCTGCCGCTCCATCTCATTGTAGAGATTCCAGAACTCCTGCCTTCGAGCTTCACCATTAGCGTAGGGGTCGATAACCGCCTGGAATATGGTCACCCCTCCACCGGCTGCGCTCTGTGCCTGCTTCGAAGCCCACTGATGGTATTGGTAGTTATAGTTCCGCTGCTCCACCTCACGAGCTTTCATAGTGTAGCGTGGGTCATATTGCGAAGTGATCGCAGCCGGGTCAGGGATGTTACCTGCAACCGGTGCGGCCTGGTTCGGGAATGGAATGTCTCCCTGGAGAGGATCAGAACCCCGCCCTAGGCTAATCGCCTGGTTGATTTGCTCAATGATTGCGCGAGGATTACTCGCGGACAGACCGTACCCCGCTGCTCCAGCGAAGGCACCTCGGATGCCTCGGAAGTTCTGCAAACCTCGGCGTCCTCGCCGACCCTGTCCGCTCATGTTCGCGCCCTGCAACTCCAGGGCGTTGCGCAGCGTCGAGCCTCCTAGGTTCTGGATCTCGATCTCCCGGTTGACTCGGTCCAGCTCAGTCTCTCCTTCCACCGGTCGGGAGAGAGCCGCCAGCTTCCGCAGGTTAACCTGGAGCAAGGCCGAGGCACGTTGCCGTGGGTTCAAGAACGGATTATTCTGGACCTGAGCCTCCTGCAACCGAAGATGTGCGGACTGGAGGTCTTGCGCTTCCTTCGCGGACTTCTTCGCTTCGTCCGTGGCCTTCTTCAGTTCGCTCCCACGCTCCTTGTTCGCGTTGCGGGTTAGCTCCTGGATCTGCCGCTCTACGCTGGCATACTGTCGAACCGCCTGGAAGTACTCCAACGTTCCCGGCTGCAGCTGGCTCGCCTCGGCCAGGATCTGAGCCTGTTCGCCCTGCAGGATCGGCAGCATATTCTGCAACGAGGACCTTGCCGTAGTCCCCTCAGGAGCCTGCGCGACCCTCGCCATCGCCGAGTCCTTGTAGATTCCAAGGATCTCCTTGTTGATCTTGAGCTTCTTGTCCGCAGCTTCCTTAGCCATCCGCTGCTCGGCTTGCTGAGCTTTCTGATGTAGGCTGTTCACCTGGTTCTGGATGTCCCAATACTCCTGCTGGAGAGAATGGTACTCCTTCGTCAGCTCCTCATCGCCGGGTGCCAGCTTCGCGACTTCCTTCGCGACCTTGACCACTTCCTGCTGCTTGGCAAGCAATGCAGGGATCATCATCGCGCTTTCTCGAATTTGCTCGACGTTCGCGTCTCCGCTGCCTTCTCCCGCGAACGCCTTCTGCATGGAGATCATGGTGTCGTACTGCTGGACACGCATCTCCCGCTCGCGCCGAGCGGACTTCAGGGCAGCTTCCTTCTTCTGCTTGGCTAGCCTTAGTTCCTCGTCCTGCGCACGCTCCCGGAGACCACCGATTCTCTCTTGGAGTTCGCTGGCTTCCTTGACCAGACCCCAGTATTTCTCCTGTTCCTCGGCGGTGGTCATCCCCTTCGCCTTGACCTCCTCCGCTCTGGAGGAAAGGTCCTTGTAGCGAGCCTCCATTAGAGGGATTACCGCCTGCGCTTCTCGTAGCGCACGTGTCTCCTTATCGCCGCCACTGGCCTTCGCCTTGGCCTGCTGGAGCATCGCCTGATACTCCATCTCACGAGCCTGAGCGAACATCTCCCACTGACGAGCCTTCTCCTGCGCGTCCTCGGCCTGCTTCTTCGCGTCAACCGCCAAAGGAGCGAAGTCAGGAGCCTTACCATTCTTCTCCAGAGACTCGGTTGTCTTAGTGAACTGCTCCTGAGCTTGTTCCCTGGTGATACCCTGCTCCCGCATCATGCGGTCAATGTGACTGGCTACGGCTTTACGTTCGAAGAGAGGCTTCGCTCGACGGGTTGCTAGGTTCCGGTTCTGGATGCCGACCGCGTGATCGTTCAGCTCCTCGAACTTACTGTCTCCCCAACGCTCCACCGCTGGCAGCACGAACGGCTTGGTGACCAGTTCTTCGGTGCCCTTATAGGCAATATAGCCTACGGCAGCAGCCGCCGCCGCAGTGGGAACCGCCCGACCCACAGCTGCCAGTCCGTTCCCTATCATCCCCATCGCGCCGACTCGACCACCTGCCGCCAGGGCGTTCGCGCCGAGTGCTCCGGTGTTCGTTCCGACGGCGGTGGTGTTGATCCCGAAGGCACCGGTGTTAGCGGTCAGGGCGGTGGTCGCCCGACCCCGCGCCACGATCGCCGCTTCCAGAGCCAGCAGGTTCACCCCGCTTGCCGTCGAGCTACCACCCACCGCCAGCGTGTTCAGTCCGATCACACCGGTCTGAGCAGCAGTTGCGGCGGTTGTCCCCGTCAGCATGCCTAGAACGGCAGGTCCGATGGCTGTCAGGGTCATGTAAGCGACCCTGGTCTCCAGGATGACCTTGCCCAACGTGCCGAGTCCGAGAAGTAGAGGACCCAGTACTGCCGTAATCCCTAGCAGTCCGACAATCGTCTGCTGCATGCCGGGAGGGAGCTTGCTGAAGCCGTCCGCCAATCCCTCGACCATCGGCGTGACCATCTTCGTCACCGCCGTAACCGCAGGGAGGATGGAAGAGCCAACCTTCGCCATGCTGAGGAAGACGGTGTCGCTCAGGTCCTCGAACGTCTCCTTCGCTCCAGCAACAGGCTTGTTGAGCTTCTCCATCTGGGCGACAACCTTGGTCGAGAATTCCTCGACGGAGACGCCCATCTTCTCCAGCTGCTGCGGATCACTCGTCCCGAAGACCTCTCGGACGATGCTCCGAATTCGTGGGATCTTCTCTGCGAGCTGATTCAGCTCCTCGCCGGTTACCTTCCCTGCGCCCTGCATTTGCGTCAGCGCGAGGATGACCCCTTCCAGCTCCTGCCTTCCCAGTCCAACCTCAGCCAGCGCAGTGCCGTAGGCCTTCAGCTGACGGGTGGCCATTTCAGCGGAGAAACCTGCCGCTTGCAGGCGAACGGAACCCTGGACGGCTTCCTGGAAGCCTAGACCGGGCTGCTTGGCAACCTCTCGCAGTTCCGCAAGTTGCTTCTCCGCTGCTTCCGTTGAGCCGGTAACGCTGACGAGGGAACGCCGGAGATTCTCCATCTCCACCGCACTCTTGACCAGTCCACCTCCCAATGCTACGATAGGGAGCGTCAGACCAGCTGTAAGACCCGCGCCCATTCTCTGGAGAGAAGAGGCAGCAGAGTCCAGCTGCTTCATCCGACGCTCGGCCTTCTCCGCTGCTTCGGCGACTTCGTCCAGCTCGTCCGAGGTCTCCTGGAGAGGAGCATTGTTCAAGCCTGGGAGCTTGGCTGCAGCGAGAAGCTTGGAGAAGTTCGCTTCCGCTGCAGCTGCTTTCGCGCTGGCTTCGGAGACGACCCCGCCCAGGGCGTCCACCTTGCTCGTGGCGGTAGCCGACGCGTTACCCATCGCGTCGATCGTTTCACCTGGGCGTGAGTTCGCGAGGCGATCAGCTTGCTGCTGAAGATCCTGAGTGGCCTTGGCGAGTCCCTGGTAGGACTTGCCTGCGCTTTCCGCCACGCTGGCGGACTGCCTGACCTTGCGATCGCCTGCATCCAGTGCACTAACTAGACCGGTCGAGTCGCCTCCGATGAGGACTTCCAAGTATCCAATGTTCATTGTATCTTCAGCAACAAGTTCCAGCGAGCGGTCTCCACTTGTTGGAGTACTCTCGCCGCCAGGGACGCTCTAGTTGTGAGCTCCAAGGGAAGGCTGGGCAGTAGCGTTACGTCTATACCCAGGAACCTTGCCGTTCGGAAGTCATCGTACCATGCAGGTTCTTCAGACGAAGGAAGTTGTCCTAGAAGGACTCCCGCCAGTCTTCCTCCGTCTCCCCGTTTGGGAGTGAATCCGAGGTGATCTTATTCACGATCAGCTGCGCCCAGGGAATCGGGAAAGCGAAGAGAGCGTACTCCTCCTTGTGAGGGTAAGACAGCTCGACGTCGCCTTCAACCGGCGATTCCGGAGCCTCTTCTGGAGGAGAGAACTTCCCGATTTCCAACAGCTTCGCAGCACGCTCCTCGGTCCCGACCTCCAAAGCTCGCGCTTCGGTGATCAGAGCCTTGAGCTTTTCGCGACGGTCCTGCTCACGCTGCAGCCATTCGAGTCGGCTCTTCCAGATTGTCAGGTCGGTCGCCTCGACCAATACCTGCACCATCTGCAACACACCCTCACCGGTCATCTTCTCCAGGAAGTCGCCGGTGTACTTAGCGGGAGCGTACTCGAAGTTGATCTCTCCTCCAGGGATGGCCACCTTCAGCTTACGGGTGGATTCCTGGGCGGTTCCGATGTTCATTTAAAGGGTCTCCGGGTGGTGAAGGGTCGCTCTAGTAAGCGACCATGGTGTTCGTTACGACCACCTCGATTGCGGAAAGCAGTGAGGAGTCGTTCAGCGGTCGCAGGTCGTAGGCCACCGTGTCCAGGTTGTCCGTGTCAACGAAGTCGTCGTCGGAAAACTTGAACGGCATGGTGAACTGCGCCGAGTAACCGCTGGGACCGTAGCTGATGATCCGGAGGAACTTCAGAGTCGAGTTCCGGAGATCAGTTAGGTATCCGTTGGCGACGGAGTCATTCTCTACGACCAGGCGTGCCCCTACGGTTGGTGCCAGAGCTACGACCTTGCCATAAGTAGTGTCAGCGTCGTCCAGGTAGAACTGCGGACCGTGGGTTCCTCGGATGGAGAGACCCGCCTGTACGCAGCCGGTGATCTTCGCCAGTCCGCCGATGGAGGTTCCGACCATGACCCGGACCTTGCCAGGAATAGCCAGAGCCTTCGTCGTCTTCGTGACGGAGGTCGTGTTCATCGTCTGCCCCGGAGTCAGAACCTGCCCGAAGACAGTTCCACGCATATTCGCCTGGGTGCGGTTCCAGGTGAACTCCAGGGAGTCACAACATACGAAGGAAGCACGCTCTCCGGTAGTGCCGGTGCCGCGCTCCATCGTGTAGGTCGTGATGGTGTTCGGGTTGTAGTTGTCCGGTAGGAACGTCCAGGTGCCGGGTACAGCCGCCTCCATCAGGAGAGAGCTGAGCCAGTACACCAGGTCCCCGCCGATGTTGATCCGGCCATCCAGGATGGAACCGGTCATCATTTCCTTCTGCGGAGTGCTGTCTTCATCGAACCGGGAGCCTTCCGGACGGAAAGCATCGGTCGGAATCGCCGCTTTCATACGGATCGCGGAAGCGATCAGTTGACGGTTGCAGGTTACTGCAGTGCCAGCCGTTACTTCCTTCCCGATCTGTGGGCGATTGAAGACTACTGATCTTCCAGGAGTGGCCATCTCTTACCTTACCTCTAGGGGTTTACTATGACCGTGTAAGCCCCACCAACGTGATTAAACCGAACGGCTCCTCGGTTCTCGATGTACCTAATTTCACTATCGCAGTACGAGGATGCCACCCAGTAGTTCCGGCCTTCGTATTCGATATAACCTTCCGAGCCGGACAGCGCACCGAAAATAGCATTTGCAATGCGGTCTGCCCGTTTGTAACCTCTCTCCTCTCTGGTGATGACCTTGATGTTGTAGACCTTCGTGGTCTGATTCCACTCAGTCTCACCAAGGGCTTGCACCTTGTTGTCACTCCTCTGAGTGAAGATTATGTAAGGCAGAGGGGTAGTCTCCGGAGCCTCGTCCTCGAAGACGCGGTCAGCGACTTCAGCCACAACAACAGCAGCCGCAGCCTCCGCCTCAGGCGTTGTAACGTACGTCCCACTGAACACTCCCTTCAGGAACTTAGCTGCTGGTGCTGCCGCGTTCATCTTAAACTCCCTGGAAGAGAGACGGACATCTTGATCGTTCCCTGCTGGAATACGGCAGTTAGGCGCTGCACGAAGAGCGTCTGGAACTCGTCCACATTAGGACCCACGAAGGGACGCGGAGCCTTATGGGTGGTGCCGAACTCAATGAAGACCGCGTAGAACTGCCCGACCATCACACGCTTGAAGTAAGGATAGTAGAAAACGGAGTTGAGCATTGCTCCGGTCTGGATCAGGTTCTTCTCGACAATCGTTTCCTTGATCGCGCCAGCTAGCTCTTCTCCAGTGATATCCTCGACGAGCGAGATCTCATCGGCGAAGCGTTCGCCGAGTCTTGGCTCGAAGTAAGATTGGACGCCGTAGCTGATAATCACTCGATTGTCTCGCAGTAAACACTGAGAGCGTATCGCTCTTCGACCTTGTTATTCATGCCCTTGATTTCGTACATCTGACCGTCGACCTGGAGCCTCTTGGTAGCGTCAACCCTGGCATTCCAGGGGAGCTTAATAACCCAGGTCCCGACGAGGGAGGTGCGATCAGAGACGTCTATCTCGTTCTGCTCTGCGGCTTGCTGGACGGAACAAGGGTAGGACTGCCCGTTGAATTTCCAGGTCGTATCCTCGTCGACCGTTTCCGAGGTGAATACCCTTGCCATGCTGGCCAGGGTACCTTCGATAACCTCCCGGTTGAACTGTAGGAGTGCGGCGTCCACGTTAACCACCCTTCCCAACCGGGTACGGAATCCAGCTGCTATCGTCCAACAACTGCAAGTCCGCGTCGGAGTACTCCCAGTTATGGCCGAGGTCCGTACAAGCCACACTGACTGCGGTATTCTGAGAGCTGGCAGGGTTGGCTTCGTCGCAGTCCGCCTTCGCGTCCTTGATCATCTCCTGGACGTTCTTGAAGGCCTGGTTCGCCTTCACTGACTCATCACCCTTGACCGTGTCCACGGCCTTCTTCAGCTTCCCTCGGAGGAGGGTGAGCATCTTCAGCCGGGTGTAGAGATAAGTCAGTTCCGAGTTACCGGGAAACTTCGCAGCATAGAATCCCCACCAAGCTCGCGTATGCGTCTGCAGTTCGCTATCGCCGAGTTCATGATTCACTGCCTGCTGCATCTGCGAGTCGGTCATCGTTCATCTCCTGGAGAGAAGGGAATCGGAGTCACCCGGAGAAACCCTCCGATTCCCCTCATCTACTCCGTGGGCACCATCACGCGGAGTTCTTCTCCTGGAGCAAGTCGAAGATCTCATCCTTCGTCTTGCCTGCAGGATCAATTCCGTGCTGCTCGGCGACACTAACTGCACGCTCCCGGCTCAGCTTGCGAAAGCTCTTACGAGCCGCCTCAATTTCGAGAGCTTCCTTATCTTCATCGGAGAGTTCTTCGACGACTTCCTCTTCCTCAGGAAGTTCTTCGCCGTTCTTCTCCGCGTCGATCCGGCGAAGACGCTCAGCGTTCTTCTCCAGACCTTCCGCCAGACTGTCCTTCACTTGATGGACACCAGGCGAATACCGCACGCCCTTGTACAACATCCAGCGAGGGATCTCAACTACCTTCATCGGGGTCTCCTTCAGCTCGGAAGGGGAGCCTCTCTCTGGAAGAAAGGGACTCCCCTTCGCAGGCGTGGTTGATGCTTCCTATTCGATGTCGGTGATGACGCCCATCGCCTTCGGATCGGTCGGAACAGGGAAGCCAGTCCCCCATCCTTCACCCTCGATCCGAGGAGGCTTGGAATCGTCGATCACGCGAGTCTTCAGGACGCGACCCGGCTTGTTCTGGCCGGATGGAGTGCCGATGCTGAAGTAGCCCAGGGTGTTGGGAACGTTGAACACGTTCTCGTCGCCCAGGTCCAGGTTCTCGTCGCGGCCAGTGGTCGCAGCAAAGAACATGACGTCGCGAGCCAGGTAAGGGGTCGTGCCACCTTCCTGATCACGCCATCGAGCATCGTAGATCTCGATCGGAGGCAGCTCGTCCTCGGCCAGAGCCGCGTTGAGTGCCGCAGTCGAGAGGATCCCAGGAACGCCGACGGCAGTTCCCGCAGCCACGCTGATACGACCGATGCGCTGCCGCATCTTCTCGTTCCGCTTCAGCTTGCTCAGAACCGGCGTGCCGGTGATGATCCGGTTGACCGTGTACCCTTCGTCCGCCATCAACTGGATCATCGCCGTGATGTCGTCGTAAGGGTCGTAGGTGTCGTCGGACCAGGCATCGCCAGCCGCCACGCGGTGACCATCTGGGTTCTCGAACTCGACGGTCTCCTCGTAGTTGTTGTCGCCGATTCGGATCACCTGGCAGTCGATCATGGCCTGCCATCGCTGGATCTCGTTGCGGATTAGCAACGGACGCAGGATCGCTCGGTCGACCCAGCTCAGGAGAGCGTTGACACCGGCCAGAGGGACTCCGGCCGCACCAGCCCGAGCCAGGATACGAAGCAGAGCATCGTAGTCCTCACCCTTGAAGTGCGCACCGATGTCGGTGTTCCCCAGTTCGACGTCCATGCTGAACGCCTGGGCGCTACCCTTGATCTGCACCGGAGAATGCCGAGCAGCATCATTCGCAGCGACCACCCGAATCTGAACACCTTCCTCGCGGAACTTGTTACTGATGTCGGGACGGGTCTTCTCTGGGAGCAGAGTTGCCCCCAGGAACCGGGCGGTCTTCGGACCGAACTGGGCCAGAGGGTTGCTCAGCAGCTGGGTGATCTGGCCTTCAGCCTGCAGCTGGTCTAGGAGGGTTCTAATATCCATAATTGGTTACTTAACCCCCACAATGCACTGGTAGAGCTCTCGGATTTTGGTCTTCAGCCCACTCGCCATAGAGGTCCATCCTGGGAGGTAGTTCTCCTTCACCAAGGAAGTGTGCCGGTACGCGACGCCGTCCGCGTTGGAGTTGACGTCGGATACCTCGTCCGCTAGGAGATAGATCTCGAAGTCGGTGTCGACTGCCGGACCGAACGGACTCTTGGAAGTCCGCTCTGCCTCTGAACGCCCGATCGGCGTGCCGGAAGGAATGCTCTTCAGGGTGGTGTCAGCGCCAGCGTACGTTGCCGTCGCCGCCGCAGGAACCTGCTTCGTCAGAGCTGCCGTGGTCAGCGAAGTAGCGCCAGTAATGGCACCAGCTGCCAGCTTCACCAGGACACCGTTGCCGAAGTCCAGGATCTTGCCATTCGGGATCGGTCCGGACAAGGCGTTCACTGCGAGTGAGGTGTCGCCCACGTCACCCGCAATCGCCGTGACGATCGTAACGGAGGGAGCGGTCCCACCGGTTAGTGACGGGGTCGCAGTCAGAGCCGCCACGTCCGTTCCTTCCAGAGAGCCTCCGAACTCGACCACGAACGCCGGGTTTGCTCCGCCCACGTGGACATCGCCTGGAGCCAGATTGCTCAGAGCCTCCAGCGCAGCCTGAACGGCAGCAGCGTCCGCGTTCCAAGCGATCGCAGCAGTCGTCTGGCCGGAATACGTCAGGGTGAACGTACCGCCAGTAGGGATACCGGTAATGGTAACCTGCTGGACTTCGTTCGTCCCCTGGTCGCCTGCAGCGGACGCAGTGACGATTACCGCGTCCGGCTTATTGAATGCGTCCGGATCGAGGCGGATCGGGAACGCGAACAAATGCTCGCGCCCTCCGAAGTCCCCCATCCAGACGGGTGGAGTCTTACGAACTCCACTCCACTGTACTTTCGCCATTGTTCGTCCTTGTCCGGTCCTTCAACTGCTCAGCTGGATTGCTAAGCTTACTTCAGGTCCGGTGCCTCGTATGTCGCCTTCATATAAGCGTTGGCTGCATCAGAAGGCTTTGCGCTGGAACCTTGTCCGCCTTGAAGATTCGGAGCCTTGTCCAGATTCTTCAGCCGAGCAGCAAGACCACGAGACTTTTCCACCCAGACCATTCGCTCGTCGAGGTTATTGGAGCCGGGATCGAGGTCCCGGAGTTCCTTCGGCCAGTCCTTGATCTCGCCTTCGATGAGGGTATTGATCCGACCGGCGTACTTCTCGGCACGCGCTGCCACAGGCTTATGCTTCTCGTCGATCTCCTGCTGAAGAGCGTCCGCTCTCGCCTTCTCACTCTTGTATAGCGACTCGAACTCACCCTTAGCCTCATCGGCCTTGCGCTGAGCTTCCGCCTTCTCGCGATCTGCTTCGGCTTGCAGAGTTTCCTTGACGGTCTTGGTAACCGTCTCGGTGGCCGTCTTCCGCACCTCTCCCATGATGCGGTCGATCTCCTTCTGCTGATCCGGAGTCCACTCGATCTTCTTGGGTCCACCTCCGTTAGGGTCGGAGTTACCCTCTCCCGGCTTCGGGTCCGTTTTATTACCGGGGTCGTCTCCCGTATTACCCGAAGCACCACCGCCCGGAGGATCGCCTTCTGGAGAGAAGAAGACTCCGCCTTCGAGCAGTCGCAGGATATTCATCTGATGCAGTCCCTCACGACCATTTTGACATCGAGCTTAGGTCGCCTCAGCTCGAATACTTCTACCCAGCGACGAGATCCTTCAAGAGGACTTCGCTCTGGGCAGGAATAGTAATCTCCTCGTAGATGCCGTTACCCGGCGCGTCCACGAGATACTTCGCTCCCTGGGCCAGTTCAACGGTCCAGGTGCCGTCAGGTCCGGCGTAAATCGTGTAAGGTTCCGTTCCGATGAATCCTCCTCCCGTCTCGTGAGGAGCTTCCACCAACGTGAAGGTCACTGGCCGATATGGCGCAGGCTTAATTCCAGAAGCAGTCCACTCCGCGCTGGAAAGGAGGCATCCGTTCTCGTAGGTGGGGATCCATTTCCCCCAGAGACCTCCACCGTGAATCCCGACCAGGTAGTTGTCCACTGCGGACAGGAAGGAGGGCGGAACGTCCAGAGCGATCGGGAAGGAGGTAATGAAGTTGCTCCCTCCGTCCACGCTGACCTCCACATAACCTGTAGTGAAATCATCCCCTAGGGTTACTCCGCCGTCGATGCGGTAAGTGCCTGGAGTCCGAGTCTCGACCACGCTTCCCGCACCAGCAATTGTATCCTCCAGAATCGTCTCATCGGACATACTCCTAATGCCGTAGACGATCGAAGCGGCGACGCCTGCATGTCCAGGTCCCAGAGGAAGCATCAACGGAAATTGGTATGGCATATTTGTTCCTCTAACCGGACGTAACCGTCTCCCAGGCTGTGGTTCCAGCCAGCTGGAGCTTTCCGAGTGTGGAATTCCAGATCACGGAACCCTTAGGAATCAGGGCGTAGTTTCCTCCAGCGAGAGCATCCCGCTGGGTAGTGGTTAGCGTAGGCCAAGGCTTGCTGACCTTCACCCCGCCCGAGGAGAGAACCTCGAACGCCAGGTAACTGGTGGTACTCCCCGTCGGTATGTTCCCGCCCACCACCAGCGGGTTACCGCTAGAGCAGAGGTAGGAGTAGTAAGCTCCTCCTACTCCCGTATTGAGAACGTGAACGAGAGTAGATCCCTGGTAGAAAGCCGTCTGGAAGTTGAGAGGAACCGTGTTCCTTCCGAAGCGTACTGTCGCCACGGACGTTCCGGCGAGCATGTCCGGGAAGTCAATCTCCAGCCGAGCGATAATGTCCGCTCCGGCGCGGTAGACCATAATCCTGCTGGGGTTGTTCCCTTGCAGCGCCAGGTTACCCATCCGCACACGCGGCTGATTGGTAGGAATCTCCCAGGGATCCGCCTCACCATAGATAGCGAGAGGAACCATATCCTGCAACCGGTTAGCAACGGGAGGTAGCGGAGTATTCAGGAACACTAGGATTCCTCCGGAGCCTGCTCAACCGGCTCAGGCACGAGTATCAAGCGATCTCTCTCAGCCTCAATTCGACGCAGGGATTCCAGGGCATGCTGGTAGGAGAACTTCGCTACCGGATCCTGAGGAGTGGTCTGAAGCTGGATCCATCTCTGGAGGCAAGTAACTTCCAGCTGTGAAAGCGCAGGCTGGAAGACCTGTACGATCTCCATAGGGTCGAGGTAGACCCGCTCTATTCTCTCTACCTGCAGTTCCGGATCAATCATTCCCAGTCTCCCAGCATTAGAACCTCTGCGGCGTAGACCTTGGTCTCGCCGGAAATCTGTTCGTTGTAGTAGAGAATCCTACCGAAGTTTTTATCCCAGACCGCGCCGGGGTAAGCCGTGTCACCAGTTGGAGATCTCGCAATTTCCAAGACTTCGGTCAACGTCGCCTGTTCGATATCAAGGAAGGACACGCTCGTGCGGCTGGGACTATAATAGCGTCCGCAGACGACCACGCGGCCATCTTCCATCCGAACCGTCACCGGGCAAGCGTGCCTTATTCCGAGATCCTGTGAGGTCCAGCTCACATACGGATGCGGAGCGGAGACCAGCAGAGCGGTAGTCGGGTGTCCCAGGCCACCGCTATCTCGACGAACGAGGATATGCATCGTCTCGTCGTCATCCCAAATCATGTCGACTTCGTTCGGGTAGTAACCGTAGACAGGGTAGGAGACCGGACGCCAGGTGTAACCCCAGTCATCGCTGGCGTACAGCCGGATGAAGCCGTTCGCCGGGTCCACCGCATACCCGACCGCGTAGAGCACGCTTCCACGCTGCCGCACTCTCCAGATCCAAACGTTAGGATCTCCGATAGAATACTGAGCGTCCCAGTTGATTCCGTCTCTGGAACGCCAGAGCACGCTCTGATGTGTGACCGAAGCAGGGGATTCGGTGTACTCAACACCGGCCAGGAGTAGCTCGTTCTCCAGTGGGATGAGGTGTCCGTCCCTCAGGCCGTGCGGAGTTCGGGAGGTGAACGTTGAGGTAACCTCCCAGTCTCGGAAGTTCGCACTCCGCATTACCTTCGTAATGTGGTCCGGGCTGGCATGCAGCGTACCTTGGCTGAAGCAACCCCAGAACTCGTCGTTCCATTCCACCGCGTCCACGAAAGCGTTATGTGGCGCGTCGTTGGGTCCAGCCTCTGCTCTACGCAAAATGCGAGGCACTGGCCGACCTTGACGCCTCGGAGGAACGTTCGTCTGTCCGAGGTTCGGAGCTAGTGGAGAAGCGAGTCTCTGCATGCTACTGACCGGGCTGCTCCTGGAGCTTGCAGGTCGCAGAGACCTGGATAATCTTCAGGATTGCCGTTTCTCCCAGAGAGAGAACAATCGGATCTCGATCCACGGCCAGGTAGTGGCCGTGAGTGGCAGTGGGAGCGGAGCCGTCCAAGGTATAGCGAGCGGCTGCTCCCGTGCAGCTCAGCGCTATGCAGCTTGCCCCATCCGGCAGTTCAATCGTCTGCGCAGTAAGGATAACCCGGTCACTCTTATGAGCACCTACCGGGACAAAGGGTGGAGGTGCAGCCGGCAGAGGGTGCGCTTGATCAACGTATTGACCCCTCCCATTCGGACCAGGAGGGTCGATTCTGTACTGCGCCAACATAGCTTCGAACCTCCAAGTTCCTTCCGAATTGCGATCACTCTCTGGAGGAAAGGACCTCAGATAATGGGACTCCTAGAGCCTCCGAACCGGGATCATATCTCCCAGCGCGGAGGTCTCCTAGGCTACGTTCCCATCGTGTTGGTCCCCATTCAGCGTCGACTCTGTATGCGACTAGGTCAGTTAACCTCAAGGTACCAGTTCGGTACCGGCCTAACTTTTCCCTTCCCAGGACCTTGGCTTGGTCCTCTTCAGAGAGGTTAGCGAACCAATCCTCGCCATTACCAAGCCTCGGACGCCGGTCAGGGAAGTCAATTCCGAGCTCAGACCAGGGTCGCATGACCGGAACCATAGTACACCTACAGTTCGGGTGGCTCCCTTGCCTTTCACTCGTCGGGAAGACCCTCCCGTCCAATGCTATGCAGACTACGCACGTACGCAAGGAGCGCGCACTACGCCAGGTCCAACCCTGAACGAAGCGATCATTATCCTCGAAAGACTGCCGAGTAGAGTCCCTGTAGGCTCCCAGGACCTCAGTACGGGTGATGGTCCGAGCGCGGCGGAGGGGGATTTCCAGCTCGGTGGAGACCAGGCGAGCAGTCTCCGCTAGGGGACGACCCTGGACGACCTGAGGGACGAAGATCTGACGTACGCTTTCGACTGCCTCGTCCTTAAGAGGGGCGATCAACCTCTGGAGAGGAGCACCGTCACTTAGGCGAGCCTGAATCTGCTCCACATTGCTCGGATTGAAGGCGTTCGCGAAGGCTGGGACGGTTCGACCAGCCGGTACGGGTCCGCGAGCTGCTGCCATCAGGCCGTGCGAAGCGTCCAGAGCTTGTAGAGCTGAGTTATAGACCGCATCCGACGCCGCCCGCTCGGCGTAGCTCGAAAAGCTCAGGATTTGGCTCTCCACAAGCTGGAGCAGCCCTCCTAGGCGTCCGGCCTGGGCGAACCAGCCCTCTGTGATGATCTGACCGGCTCGAACGGCTTTCTCAGCCTGCTCAATGAGAGCGTTGAGCCGGTTGGTGATCACCACAGAGGTGGCTTGGTAGACCTGGATCAGGCCGGACTCGACTTCCGCCTCTCTGGAGAGAAGGGCACGCCGGTATTCTTCAATTGCCTCCAGGAGGGTCATGGAAGTCGTCCTCTCTTAGAAGATCTGGTCGGTGAGGGACTCGACGATCATCTCCAGAGCGCGAGTCGGGGACTCCAGACTAGGGAAGTGGCGCTGCACGTCGAAGACGATCTGGTCGTCGTAGTGGTCTCGGAGCAGGTCCGCTACCAAGTTCCCTCCCTGCGGCAGGTTGAGACTCTCCTTGATCAGCAGATAGATCGCGCTGCGGATCCACTGCCGGGAGAGATCCGGATTGCGCTTGGCCGCGTCGAAGTCCAAGTCGGCTTCGAGTCGCGCTTCAACGTCCGGAATCTGCTTCTCCATCAGCTGCTCCAGCTGACGATTCTCGAACTTCTTCACCGTCTCAGCGGGGTCTAACCCGAAGCTTGCGAGGATTCCGGTCGCCAGTCCGAGTATTCGAGTTGTCAACGCTTTCATGTCATTCCTTTCAGGAGGGTGCTCCACCCTCGCATATGTATAGCACGCAATCCGGCTTGCCTTCGAACCCATTCCCTCCTAGATGAGGGTCATGAATTGTCATGTAATCCCAGAGGACGTGATACCTTCCGTCTACGAGCTTCTTGCCTCGGGTGACGGTATAACCCACCACCGCATGCGGACCTTGCTCCTCTGTGAGTCCGCACAGGATTACCCAGCATCCGACGGGGTAGGCCGCGTCGTCGTTCGGGTATTTGATGTGGAGTAGACCCTTTCCTCGACTTCTCAGCCAGTCGGATAACCTCTCCAGCCAGTCGCGAGCGTCTCCCTCAATCGGTCGGACGAAATTCGGCACCTCGTCGAGGTCGATCTCCAGTATGGAGGCTACGCAGGCCGATAGGCAGTCGTCCTTGGCTTTCTGATGAACCGGGTTCACTTGTTACCACCTCCTGGCTTTGGCTGAGGAGTTCCAGGCTTCGCCGGACCGGCTCCTCCGCTCGCTCCGGGTAATCCCGGTCCCTTACCAGGCATTCCCGTGCCAATGCCTAGGCCGCGAGCCATCATCGTCTCCTGACGATCCATCGCTTCGTCTAGCGCGGCGTCCTTCTCCTTCTTGTTCTTCTCGATGTCCTCGTCCGACATGCCGATCATACGGAGCGCCATCTCTGGAGAGAGGAGATCCTTCAAGTTCATCACGATGATGCTGCGAGTCAGCATGTCGCGGCGATCCGGAGGAGCGAACAATGAGGAGACCAGCGCGTTCTCGGCATCCTCTGGAAGAGACTCCCCTCCGAAGACGTTGTTCAGGACGATTACCATTCGCCCCATCCGGGTGTAGGAATCCTTCATCCGGTTGATTTGCCGGGTAGCTTTGCCCACTGCGGGTTGTTCCGCTCGCAGCAGAGCTTCCCCACTCGGCCAGTCGCCGCCGGTAATCATGTAGTGCGGGGTTGAGGTGATCTGGGCGAATCGCTGGAGCTTCGTGTTATAGATGGAGAGGAGTCCAGCCGGATCTCCTGCAGGAATATGCCCGAAGCTAGCCTCCTTGTTCTTACTCCGCCAGAGCTTCCCTGCGCCGACGGACATCTTTGTTTCCTCGTCCACTCCGGTTGCGGTGTAGATCTGGAATGCGCCCATCCGAGCGGCAGCGGACATGTCCCATTGTAGGCCGGTCAGCTGATTCTGCAGTCCGAGAACGTTGATCAGTTCGCTGGTGCCGTAGTTCTTCTTGTCTCGGCCTGCGTTCCCGAAGTGGACCACAGGCAGGCCGATGGGGGAGCCGTCCTTCTTCTTCCAAGGGACTGGCCACTGGCCTTCGTCTTCCTCCAGGATGTCATGCACCCACTCGGCTCCGGTAGTGTTCGCTCCTCCCTTCCAGCGTTCAATGCGGTCCGGCCAGTAGATGGTGCGTCGGGAAAGGTCGTCGTCTCCCATCCAGTCCTTCACGGCATACTTAGGGCGGTCGTTCTGGTCGTAGCAGACGAACATACCGCAAGAACCGTCGTACCAAGGCTCCTGCTGCATCTCGGCGCGTCCGCTCTCTTCGTTCCAGGAGACGATGGCCGCGAAGTTCCCGTCTCGCAAGGCGTCGTAGTGAATGCTACCGCTCCGGTCTCGCAAACGAGAAGTGGTCATGAACTCGTTGAGCTTCTTGGCAACTCCGTCGTTCGGGCACTTCCAGCCCTCGAATTCCAGCCGGTTACCCGCCTCCGCTACGACGGTGTGGCAGGCGTTGTCAACGAAGTTCTCGCCCCAGAGACCCGCGAGAATCTCCTTCATCCCCTCTGTGAGTAGGAATTCCTGCTCCCCGTCGGCGAAGAGACGGTACTTCTTAACCGCCATCCAGGTCTTACGCTGACGCCAGCGGTCCTTATGTATCTGATCATGGATGGAGTCGGCCATCAGTTTATGTAACTCTCTTCCTGCACTTCGTCATCCCCTTCGGGACGCGGTGCTTCCTTCAAGGCCAGGGACATGAACCGGTCCGGAGAGCGTCCGAGCTTCTCCTTCATCTTCTCCGTGGTCATGATCTTAATGCGACCCTTGGGATTGGCGGTGCTGTAAGTCGGAACGACCAGCTCCTCCCGTAGCATCTTACTCGGCGGGATCATGGTGGAGGTATCGGTGCGAAACTTCTCTCGGAGCTTCCAGCACATTAAGTCGCGTACCAGGTCGCACTGAGGCTCGTCAATTGGAGGCTGCTCATCCTCTGGAGCAGAGTTAGTTACCATGATGCGGTAGGCTTTCTTGAAGCCCTTCCTTCGCATCTGTGGCGCTACGGCTGCGCCAACCCCGTTGGAGTCAACCTTACACCAGAGAGCGTTGCGGTTAATGCATTCCTGCGCAGCGCGGTCTCCGGTGACGAGAGGGTCGGCTCCTTTCCAGAAGATCTGCTCCTCGGTCCAGCCTCCGTAGGTGAAGGTGAGAACGGAGTCGTCCGTGCCCTTCTCGCCGACGTCCAGGCTGGCCACTGGGCGGATTCCCCAACGCCGAGGGTTGGGTCCATGCTTGCTGACGTAGTTCTCCCATCGCTGCTCGGCTTCCTGGATCCAGACGAGGGAGATTAGCTGGTCCTCGCCTTCCGCAGGGAACGTTCCCAGGACCATGTAATTGAAGGCTGGGTTCGTAACGCGTCGGTAACCCTTCTTCAGAGGAGGATAGGCCTTGCCTCCATGGCTCTCCACAGAGACTCCCACCAGGAAGCTCGGCACCTCGAAGCACTCGGCATCCGGAACCTCTCCTGGAGCCAACTCTCGGCTCCACATGTTGATACGGCGGACGGTAATCGTCCGGTCCACCGCGCCAGGGAAAAGGTCCTCTCCGGTGACGACGTTCGGATGGGTAAATGCGCTCAGATGGCAGACCTTACCTCGGCCTTCGCTCTCGATCCGGTCCGGCTCGCCGCCCTTCATTCGAGGGTTGTACATCACGAAGACGCGGTTATGCTTACCCGACGTGCAGGACTCGATGCCGTTGTAAACCCCTTGAGGGATTGCGTCCCCTTCGTCCAGGATGAAAGCGAGGTCGGGAGCATGCTTCCCGGCGAACTTCGCCTCGATCTCCTTCTGATTACTGCTGACGGGGATCGTAACGCCGGTGAGGAAGCTCTGCGGGTTGCGCTGGATATGCATACCCGCGATCGAGACTGTGAAACCTCTGAGTAGTTCGCGGTTCCGCTCGACCAATCCGCCGATTTCGCCCCACAGAACGCGCTTGAGGTTGTCCTCTGGCGGTGCGGCCGCAGTATAGACCTTGCTCTCCTCGAAGCAGAGGAAGAACCAGAACGCCAGTCGGGCTGCAGCGTGGGTTTTACCCGTCGCGTTGGCGGAACGGGCGACGACCTTCTCGTAGTCTCTGAAGGAAAGGCAGACCTCTTCGACGTCCGGAGTAATTCTCTCCTTCAGGACGACGTTGATGAAACCAATTGGGTCCTTCTGCCAACGGGTCAGGTCACCTGGGCGTCCGTGCGCTGTAACATCAATGAATTGGCCCATGCGGGTCATCGCACGAGCTACCATTTGCGCTGCTATGGACGAAGATTGCATGTTCTTGCTCGACAGGACGTACACGAATGGGGTAGAATCCCTCCAGCCCCTTCCTCTGGAGAAAATCTACCCCTATTCGCGGAGCATGGCAGCACTTAAGCTCAGCGCACGCTCTCGTCCCGATCGTTGTTAGGCCGTGACAGGAGGAGCGGCGGTTTTCCCGTCCGGTACAGTAACGATCGGAACTCCGGAAGGCGTCGCTTCGGCTGCGGAGTCAAAGCCGACCGCCTCAAGGGTGAGCTTCAGGACCGCGCCGGGTCCGAAGTCCCTGACCGACGCATTCTTGCCTAGAACAGCGTTCAGCTGCGCCAGGTGCTCGTCGCTCAGGGAGAGCCGGTCACCAGCCTTCGCCTTCCCTTCCGTGAGGATTCCCTCGGGGATCTGACGTGCAGTAAGGCGGTGACCTTCCGCGTTCGAGCCTTCCGGATCCAGAGAGACGACCAGCAGGGTCGCCACGAGCAATTTCGACATAGATTT